GCGTTCGCACTTCGACGCACAGCAGTTGCTGGAGTCCGGCTGACGCGGCGCGCGAAACTTCGCGGCTCTTTGCGAGATAAATCTACCCCTCTCCTACTTTGGTAGGAAGCAAAAGAATTGACAGCAGCGAAAAGCGGGCGCATCATTCGTTCACGTCTGGCGTTGGGCCGGGCGACCTCCCCAGGAGTTCACCATGTTCGTTTCCTCCCTTGCTCATGACTTCACCACCGGTGCCCAGATCCGTCGCGCTCAAGAGCCGCTGACGGAAGACCAGCTGCGCCGCGTTGCCCCTTCGGTGTTCGCCGATGCTGCCCACGAGAGCCGCAGCGCCCGGTATGCCTACATCCCCACCGTGCAGATCTTGCAGGGCCTGGCGCGTGAGGGCTTCGACGTCTACTCCGCCACCCAGAGCCGTGCCCGCAATGCGGACAAGCAGCTGCACACGAAGCACATGCTTCGCCTGCGCCATCGCTCCATGCGGGTGCAGGCCGTGGGCGACTCGGCCCCCGAGATCGTGCTGGTGAACAGCCACGACGGCAGCAGCGCCTATTCGATGATGGGCGGCATGTACCGCCTGGCCTGCAACAACGGCCTGTGCGTGCCCGATGGCGTGGTGCAGACGGTCAAGGTGCAGCACACCGGCAAGATCCTGGACCGCGTCACCGAGGGCGCCTATGACGTGCTCGACGGCCTGGTGCGGGTGGTCGAGTCGCGCGACGACATGCGCGCCCTGACCCTGAACCAGGGCGAGCAGCTGGCCTTCGCCCGCGCTGCGGCGATGCTGCGCTTCGACCAGGCCGCCGAAGCCGCAGCCCTGCCGGTGGCCGTGGAAGCCATCAACCGGGCCCGCCGGATGGACGACCGCGCGCCGGACCTCTGGACGACGTTCAACCGGGTGCAAGAGAACGTCATCAAGGGCGGGCTGCGTGGCCGCAACGCCAACGGCGGGCGCATGTCGACCAGGGCCGTGACCGGGATCGACCAGGACGTGAAGCTCAACCGCGCCCTCTGGACGCTGGCTGAGGAAATGCGCAAGCTCAAGGCCTGACGGTATCCGCCGAGGGCCCCGGGTGGGCCCTCTGGGATGCCGTCACGCATCGCACCCGGCACAAGGCCAGGGGCCACCCTCAAGGGGTTTTCATGTCGCCCGAACAGATCACATTCACTCCGGCCGGCTACGGCACCACCAAGGTGGTGATGCGCCACACCACCGACGGAGACGGCTACAAGCGCCGCGCCGACCGCCTGGCAGAGGCCTGCGGCCTGCGCTACGTCAACCGCTCGCGCGGCTACGTGGGCACCTCCACCCAGTGCGACCGCGTGAAGCGCCTGCACGCAGCCGGTTGGGACGCCCACCTGATCATCTGGGCCCGCCAGGACTTTCCCGGCGACGCGAGCGCGCTGCCTGAACCGTGGATGCGCCGTCGGCCGGGCCTGTGGCTGGCGCCGGCTGCCGCCCCGGCGACAGTGTCGCCCGCGACCTGACAGCATCCGCCGAGGGCCCTGCGTGGGCCCTTTGGGATGCCGTCACGCATCGCCCCCGGCATGGGCCAGGGGCCACCCACGAGGGCCACCGAATGATCATGCACAGCATCCACAACCTGCGCACCGCCGACTGGCGCCGCATGGACCGCGAGCAGCTGCGCGTCTACCTGCGCGACACCTCGCACCAGGTGGTGCGCTGGAAGGTCAACGGCGACTGCTGCCGGTCCTACCTGGTGATGACCGAGGACGGCGGGCTCTTCGCCATCTTCTTCCGACGGGTCTAGACCGAACGCATCCGCCGAAGGCCCGCGCAGGCACCTGCCGGGCCCTCTGGGATGCGTTCGCGCGTCTGGGCTGGCATGGGGCCGGCCCGCACCCTCTGGAGGTCACCATGTCCCGATCCAATGCCCTGGCGCTGCTGGCGCTGGCTGCGTCCTGCGCGCTGCTCTCGCTGATGGGCTGCGCCACCACACCCGCGCCCTGCAAGGCGCCCGAAGTCGTGCACCTGTTGCTGAACGATGACGGCACCTACCTCGTGCCCGATCACATCGCCTTGCAGCGTGACGGCGTCGACCGCGCTTGCAAGGCTGTCCAGTAGTCGCAGCAGCCCACAGCAGGCCCGCGCGCCAGCGTCGGCGCCTTCCCGTATGTTGGTGCAAGGCTGTCCGGTTTCCGGGCCGCGCTGCGTCTGTCAATGCACGGGGCCGGCGTGGGCCAGCCCTCCACCTGAAAGGTCAACACCATGAACACCCCCCGCGCTCTCACCCTGGCCCGCCTGGCCGTCGTCTGTGCTGCTGCCCTGCTGGCTGCCTGCGGCGGCTCTGATCCGGGCTACTGCACGATGATCGGCCCCGACCTGGCCACCGGGCAACCGGCCCAGGTCATCGAGGTGGACCCGTCCACCTTCGTCGGCCCGCTGCTGCCCTGCGATGACCCCCGGCTCTACGCGCGCTGAGCTGGCGCCGGCCGGCGGCGCTGCGCGGCGATGCGGGGTCGGTACCATCGAGCCTCCACCCCCCCACCCGTTAGTGGGAAACGAGCTGGACACCAGCACCTCGGGAGACTCGACGATGACCGGCCACGAGCTGCAAGCCTTTCGGCGCCTGCTCTTCTACAGCGCGAGCGAAGCCGCGCGCTACCTGGCGGCAGACGCCGAGCGGCCGACCGGCGTGGAAGAGCGCACGTGGAACCGCTGGGAAGCGGGCCAGCGCCCAGTGCCTGAGAACATCGCAGCCCGGGTGCGCGAGCTGCTTGACTGGCGCGCGGCACGGTTGGAGGAAGCACGCGCCGACATCGATGAGCGTTGGCGCCGGCCAGGCGGCGCGCCCCCGCTGCGGCTGCTGGGCTACTTCGAGCCCGACGACTGGATCGGCCCGCGGGAGCTGATGCGGCCCATGCAGAGCGTCACGGCGCAGCTGCTGGCCGAGTCGCGGTCCGGCCTGGTGGTGCTTGTGCCTTACGACTGGCGCGCCTTCTTCGAGTGGCGGCAGGCCAAAGGTCAGAGCGACACGCTGGCCACCCGGGCGGCCTGGGCCGAGCAGGTCGACCTGGCCACGCTGGCCAGCCCGCCCACCCCCACCCGTTAGCGGAAATACGACGTGTACTTCGGCGCGCGCGTGAGGATCACGTCGCGCACGTGGTGCCGATTGATGTCGCAGGCGCTGCGCCGGCCGTACAGCACGGCGCGGCTGGCCGTGCAGGTGCGCTCAACGTGGCCCCACCACTGCTGCGGGTCGCAGCCCTGCTGCAGGGCGCAGGCCCGGCGATCTTGGACCACCCGACCTGGCCCGCCGTTGTAGGCCGCGTCCGTCATGGCCAGGCGCTGCAGCGGATCCCGAATCTTCTCCAGGCCCTGCCAGAGGTCACGGCTGAACAGCACCACGGCGCGCAGCTGCAGGTCGACGCGCTCGTAGACGTTGCTCCAGCTCCAGCCGGCCAGCGCCGGGTGGCGGCTCTTCAGCTCGGCCAGGGTGTCGAAGCGTGCGCGGCCGTCGGCGTGCCAGGTGCGCGTGATCTGGCCCAGGCCTGCGCCTTCCTCTCGTTGCGTGCGCAGCTGCGCCGTCGGGCTCCAGCAGCGTGAGTGCTGCAGGGTGATGCAGCTCTCGTGCTCAATGAGGCCGCCGAAGTAAGCAGGCATGGGGTGGTCGGGCCAGTGCGCGCGGATCTCGGCCTGCAGCATGGGCAGGTGGGGCAAGGCCTGCTGGGGCACCTGGGCCCTGGCTGCGCCCATCGGCAGCACGATCAGCAGGCAAATGGCTAGGAAGATGATGGCCAGCGCCTGCAGCGCCCGGCCAGCGCCCTCGGGCGTCTGGCGGGCGATCTTGAAGAGGTCTTGCATGTCGGCCTCGTCGTAGTCGTGCAGCGCCTTGCGCAGCATCCAGGCCAGCGCCGCGTACACCACCGCACCGGCCACGCCCAGCAGCCAAGCCAGCACGGGGCCGCCGAAGGGCAGCCCCTTGATCCAGCCCCCGTCGGGGTCGGTGAGCGTCAGCACGGCCAGCACCGCCAGGCTGCCGCCGATCAGCGCCACGTTGCGCGGGCGGGTGAGTGCGTGGATGAAGTTGCGCATGGGACAAGCTCCTTGCTCAGACGGGCACCAGGGCCACGTTGGGTCGATACCAGTTCGTGCCGTCGCTCACGATCAGGCCGTAGGCACTGTGCACGTGCACACCGCCCAGAGTCGGTGGTGGCAGGCTGGCCACCGGTGTGAACTTCATGGCTGCGGATGCCGTGCCAACGGTGCTGATCACCTGCCCGTTGAATTCGCTCACGCCTTCGCTCTTGAGCGTGCGCGCGCCGGTCACGGTCAGCACGCCGGCATGCGTGGCCAGCACCGAGATGTAGGGGCTGACGGCGCGCACGGCCACACCAGTGCCGCCGAAGGCATAGGCGCTCAGGCCCAGGTTGTTGCCCGCTGCCACCATCGCCGGGCCCGTGCCCGAGTTGTAGCCGTAGTAGGCGGGGAACACGCTGCCGGAATAGGCCACCGAGCCGATCTGCGAGGCCAGGCTGGTGTTGAAGGCACTGCTGACGGTGCGCGGAATCGATGGCGCTTGCGAACCCGGGTCGGGGATGGCCAGCGAGGTGTTGCCCTCGGCACGCACGTAGCCCGTGGTGTTGATGCTGCCCGCGGTCACCACGCCTAGGTCAGCCGAAAGCGCGCTCAGCGAGCCCACCTTGAAGTTGGCCAGGAAGGGCGGCTGCCAGGTCGTCTGGTTGGTAGCAGGGTCGTACAGGCCCTGCGTCATGATCAGGCTCTGGCCCGCTCCCGGCGTCTGCATGCCAGGCGTCCAGGCCGTGGCGGTGCTCGGGCTCCAGCTGTTGGTGGCTGGCAGGCTGCTCGGGCCGAAGGTCTGCACCGCCACGCCACTGATCACCGGGTTGCCGTTGATCAGCGCGTAGGCCACGCGCGCGCTCGTGCCGCTGGTGCCGGGCGTGCCGGGCGTACCGTTCTGTGCCACCACCACCGGCGCCTTCCAGGCACCCGCCACCACCGGCACCGTGGGCGTGGTGGTGCTGAAGGTGAAGGCACTGCGGTACACCGGCGTGGTGCCCACCGCGGCGGGCATGTCGCGGCTCCAGCCGGCCGTCAGGTTGCCCGGGCTGAAGGTGTCAGTGCTGAAGTTGTAGCTGGCCGTGGTGCTGGTGGGCGTGGCGCTCAGGCCCAGGCTGAAGATCTCCAGCGTCAGCACGCTCACGCCGTCGGTGCCCTTCTGCGCGTCGATGATGGGCGCCGTGTAGGTGCCGCCGGCCACCGTGGCCGTGGGGTCGGCAGTCTCGAAGCGGGTCTCGGTTAGCCAGGTGGGCGTGGTGCTGACGGTGGGCGCGGCGATGGACCAGCCAGCAGGCGGGGTGAGCACGCCCGTGGCGAAGTTGTAGCTGCCGCTGCCGCTGGCCGGCGTGGCCGGTGCCCCGGCCTGCTGGCGGTAGAACTGCGCCACGTACAGGCTCTTGCCGCTGGCGCCATTGCGGATCTTGTTGGCGGTGAGCACCCGGCGCAGCACCACCGCGCCGATGGTGGCGATGAACTCGGCGCTTGCCGTGTCGGCTGTGATGCCGGTGATGGTGATGATGCCGGTGGTCGGGTGGATGCTCACCCCCGTGAAGCCGGACACAGCGCCCACCGTGAAGGCCACCCCGCTGCTGAGGATGGCGGCCTCGTAGGCCACCACCAGCTGGCTGGTGATGGGCAGCTGGCCCGCCGTGGGCGTGCCTGCCACGTCGCAGGTGATGCCCTGGTGCTCGTTGACCAGGCCCCAGCTGTAGCTGCCGCTGCCGTCGCGCAGCTTGAAGATGCTCACGCGGTCGACCTGGCTGTCCCAGGTCACTTCCACCGTCACCATCTCGCTGAGCATCGAGGCATAGCTCAGCGAGCGCGACACACCCGTGCCCGTCAGCGTGGCCACGCCCGACACCACGGCAAAGCTCGGTGCACCGCCCAGGTTGGTGCCCTGTGCGGTGATGGTCACGCTGGAGGGCGTGGCCGCGCCGCCGGTGGCCACCTTGAAGATCTGCGCGTCGGCGGTGACCTTCAGGTACTGCAGCAGGTTGGTGCCGTCCCACACCACGGTGATGGTGCTGGCCGTCGGGCTCTCGCGCAGGCCGGTGGCGTCGAAGTGCTTGAACCACAGCACATAGGTGCCGGGTGGCGGCGCCACGCTGGTGTAGGTGTTGGCCTTGCCCCGGAAGAGCATCGCAGCGGCGTCCCAGTCAGGCCCGAAGCGGATCTCGGTCTCGCCGGCAATGCTCGACTCCCAGCGCGCCCAGTCGATGCGGATGCCTGCACCCACCACACTCACCGCCAGGCCGGTGACGTTGGGCGGGGCCGAGCCCTCGCCCGTCAGCGGCAGCCACGCCTCCACGGCCGGGCTCAGGTTGCCCAGGGCGTTCTGGCTCTGCACCCGCACCTCCAGCAGCCCAGGCTGAAGGCCGTCGATGTCCACCGTGTTGCCGCCGGTGGGGCTCAGCGCCGACCAGGGGCCGTTGTCCAGACGCCAGGCCACCAGGTAGCGCAGGCCGGCGGCCGGCTCCAGCCAGGTCACGGTGGCGCGGATCCGCAGCGTGGTGCCGTCGATGTAGACGGTCTCGGCGATGGCCAGGTCCGTCACCTTGGCCGCAGCGTCGCCCAGGCGCCGCGTGGGGCGCACCGTCAGCGGCTGGTTGTTCTCGATGAAAGCCCATTTCCCGGGGATGTGGCGCACACCCACGATCTCGAACTCGATGCTGCCGTCTTCGCCCTGCACCTCCTGCATGCCGATGTAGCGCCACAGCGTGGGCGCCACGTTCGAGCCGTCCAGCAGCCACATGGTCTGGGCCATCGGCGCCTGGCTGTAGGCGGTGGCCACCGTCAGCGTGCCGTGAATGCCCGGCGGCGTGGTGACGGTGCGCTCTTGCGCGATCAGCCGCGTGGGGTCGGCAGGGTCAGGCAGCGTCACCCACAGCGTGTAGGTCTCGCCGGCCATCAGCTCGACCGTCGAGTCGAGCACCACCTGGGTGGTGGTGGCGCTGGCCACACGGCCGCCCAGGCGCTCGCCGGTCTCGCTCGGGTCGGTCACCTGGAAGACCTCGCCGATGCGCCCGGCCTGGCCCTGTTGGCCCACGCGGAAGGCCACCAGCTGGTCTTCCACCTCGGTGGTCCACAGCGCCCACTTGGCCATGCGGATGGCCTGGCCGGGGCTGGTCACGCCGATGGGGCGGATCTCGTCCGAGCGCACGCCGTACTTCTCGATGAGGATCGGCTCTTCGTGCGTGGCCGGCATGGGCTTGCCCATCTGGCTCAGGTCGTTGTACCAGCACGTGAACACGCTCTTCTTGCCCGCACGGCTGCCGTCGGTGTAGTTGAAGAGCCCGCCCACCACGTTGGCCGGCGTGTAGATGGCCACCGGGTCTGCCGGCGCGTCCCAGAAGGCGCCCAGCGTGCCGGCCGTGTAGACGATGCTGCCGCGGAAGATGGCGCAGATGTCCTGCAGCAGCCGCACCGCCTCGCCCTGCTGCATCAGCACGGTGTTGATGGTGTAGCGCGGCTCGGTGCCGCCGCGCCCGTCGGGCACCAGGCCGTCGCACCACTGCGCCAGGCGGTACAGCGTCCACTTGTCCGGCAGCACGCTGATGTACTCGCCCAGGCCGTAGCGCGGGTTGGTGATCAGGCCGTACAGCACCCAGGCCGGGTTGTTGGTGAAGCCCAGCTTGAAGGTGCCGTTCCACACGCCGAAGTAGCTGCGGTCCAGCGGGTTGTAGTTGACCGGGATCTGCCAGTCGCTGGTGCCCACCACGTCGTAGGCGCGCGTGGGCACGGCGCTGAAGTTCTGCGCGTCGAAGCTCAGGCCCAGCGCCGCGCTGTTGCGGTACAGCATGCGCACGCCACTGATGGCGGTGTAGCTGGCCCAGCCGAAGGCGTTGACGATGCTGGCCGATGCACTGTCGGCGGTGATGCGGCGCACGCGCACCTGCCAGGGTGCGGGGCCGGCGGCCTTCAGGTCCACCAGCACGGCGCGGCTGTAGGCGCTGCTGGCCTTGCCGCTCACGGTGCCGCGGTAGCGCTCCACGTAGCCGCCGCCGTTGCTCTGCACGTCGATGGCCCACTCGAAGCTGCTGCCCACGCGGTCGCCGTTGTCCTTCTGCTCCACCAGGCCGGGCACCTGGATGGTCACGCGCACCTGGTCGACGTTGGCGTCTGCAATGGTGCGCACCACGGGAATGGCGGCGGTCACGTTCACCCCCACGCCCACCTCGGTCTGCACGTTGCCGAAGGTGTGCGGCGGCGCGGTGGTGGTGGGCCCGCCCAGGCTCACCCAGTGGTTGAACTCCTGGAAGTTGCGGCTGCCGTCGGCGTTCTCCACCGGCACGCCGTCCAGGTAGACGCTCTTCAGGCCGTTGACCAGGCCGCCGATGATCCCTTCGCCCAGGATGTCGACGATCTCCGCGCGCTGCGTGCTGCGCAGGGTGTCGGTGGCGTCGGTGGGGGTGCGGGCACCCTTGCTGCCGCGGATCATGCCAGCGCCTTCATGGCAAGTCCGCCCCCGGCAGCTGCCGCCAGTCCAGCGGCTCACCCACGGGCAGCGCCGGGTTGGTGGGCAGGGTGATGGCCGGCGGGGTGTATTCGTCGGTGCTCACGCCCGCGCTGGCCACCACGCTGCCGGCAAAGCAGCGGCCGATGATCAGCGGCACAGGCGCGCCCACGTCGGTCACGTTCACCGGGCCGGAAAACGCGTAGCTCGTGGTCTTGTCGGCCTGGCTTGCGCTGCCCTTGCGCTGCGGGCTCAGCAACTGCACCACCCCGCCCAGGATCATGGCTTTGCCTAGCGCCGCGGCACCGGCCACCACGGCCGAGCCCACCACCAGCGCAGCGGCCTGCCCGGCAAAGGCGCCGGCCACCACGCTGCCCAGGTAGGGTGCCACGATGAGCAGCGCCACGCCCGCAATGATGGTGCCCAGCCCGCCGCGCTTGGCGCCGTGGATCACCGGCGCAATGCGGATCACCCGCGCGCTGCCGGCGCCCAGCGTCAGCGTGTCGGCGTCGCGCCAGTCGACCTTCGTGCTTTCGCCCACCAGCACGCGGTAGCCCGGGCCCTTGTGACCCAGCACCGCCTGGCGGAAGCCTTCGAACAGCATGCACAGGGCGTGCACAGCCTCGGCCGGGCTGTCCACCGCCAGCCAGTGGCTGCGGCCGAAGCGCGCGCGCAGCGGGCCGTAGAGGCGAACCTCCCGCAGCACGGGCAATGCAGCAGCCGTCATGCCGGGAACCTGCTGCGGTGCCGCACCGCGCCCGTGGTGCGCCGCTGCCAGGGGTGATCCCACGGCTCGCGGCGGCTGATCTGCCCGTACAGGTGGTGCAGCATCATGCCTTCGCCCAGGTAGACGGCCGCGTGGTTGTCCACCTCGGGGCTCATCACGCGCATCAGCAGGCCGTCGCCGGGCTGCAGGTCGGCCAGCGGCACCTCCACGAAGCCGGCGGCCAGCAGGCCGTCGCGGTACAGGTTCTTCTGGCCGGGGCCGGGCTCCCACCAGCCGTCCTCGCGCTCGAAGTCGGGCAGCTCGATGCCGGCCTCGCGGCGGTACCAGTCCTGCACCAGGGTGTAGCAGTCCAGCACGCCGTGGTGGAACTCGCGGCCCTCCAGCGGGGCGCTGAAGCCCGTGGGCTGCAGCTCCACCATCGCGCCGCTGGGCCAGCCGATGATCACCCAGGGCAGGCCGCTCTTCTCGCACTGCACGCGGTCGGCCATGCTCGGGTTGGCGCTGGCGCCGGGGTGGCTGTGCACCACGGCCGCAATCTTGCCGTCGGGGCCGGCCAGTTCCTCGGCCATCACCCAGCCTATCGGGTCGAGCACGAAGTTGTCGCTGCCGGCGTCGCCCTGGTGCAGGTTGCCGCAGGGCACGTACATGAGCAGGCCGCTCTCCGTCTGCACCAGCAGGCCGCAGCACTCGCGCGGCGCCTGTTGCTCGGCGTGGTGCAGCAGCAGCTCGCGCGTACCAGGGGCGATGTTCTCGAGGATGGTCATGCTTGCTCGCGTGCTCACAGCTGTCGAAGCTGGCCCAGGCCAGGGAAGCCGCCGAAGGGCAGCGGCACGTTCACGAAGCGCAGCTTGCAGCTCGAAAGACGCTTGCCGCACTTGTCCTCGGCCGGGTTGCTGGTGGCGGTGTCGTCGGCCTTGGCCACCGCGCCGCCCGTGTAGCCGCAGTCGCTGCTGCGGTACTTCCACGGGCAGTGGTTGGGCCTGGCCACGCGGCCGGGCAGCATCACGCCTTCGAAGTCCAGCGGGTTGCGCAGCCCCCAGGTGATGGCCAGGCGGTTGCGGCCCGAGCACTCGTCGATGGTCCACACCTCGTCGGGCCACTCGGCCAGCGGATCGGCCTGCGCGTTGCCGCCGGTGAAGTTCACCGCGTCCAGAAACCGGGCCATCGTGCGCTTGCGCACCAGGCGCGCGCCGCGCAGGTTGTCGTACTGGCGGATCAGCACGCCCAGCGTGCCCAGCACGTTGGATGCCGCCAGCGTCGGCCGCGGGAAGGGCCCCGAGGCGCGCTGCTCGAAGCCGCTGGCCTGGATGGGGAAGGTGTTGTAGACCTGCCCCTGCCAGGTGATGGGCGCGCCCAGCTCGTTGGTCTGCGGCGCGAAGCGGTACACCCCGCCGCCCAGGGGCGTGAGGTCCAGCACGTACAGCTCCACCGGGGCGCTGTGGCTGAGCTTGACGGTCTCGATGGCGATGTTGGCCACGTGCGCCCCCTGCTCAGAACTCGAAGACCTGCTCGAAGCGGGCGCTGATGTCGCTGGTGCCCCAGGTGTCGCTCTGCGTGCGGTTCCAGCTCGGGCAGATCACCTTGATGGCCGTGGTGCTCCACAGCGGCGTGTAGTCGAAGGCTTCCAGCCCCAGCGCGTTGGAGCGTGCGCGCAGAAAGGCCACCATCTCGTCGGCGATCACGTTGTCGACGTCGCGCGCCTGGTAGTTCCACACCTGCGCGATGGGGTTCAGGCCCGCGGGGGCGCGCTCTTCGTAGCCGTCGCCGTAGCGCGTGCGGCTGATGCGCGGCTCTTCGGTCAGGCCCGTGCCCGGTGACTCCACCCAGATCCAGACGGCCACGGCTCAACCCCTGTTCAGCAGGCCACCGGGCCGCATCTCTTCACGGATGCCCTCGGTGATCTTGTTCTTGATCACGCGCGACAGGCCGTCGGCAATGGCTGCCTGGTTGGCCCCGCCGTCGGCGCCGTCCATGCGCACGGCCACGTTCAGGTTGCCGATCACCGGGCCGCCCGTGCCGCCGCCACCGTTGAAGCTGTGGCGCGGGTCGTCCTCGGTCACCACCTCTTCGCCTTCGAGCAGCACGGCCGGCACCTGGCGCTTGCCCTGCCAGCGCGGCAGGCCGGCCATGCCGCCGCCGTGCAGCACCTGGGCCCCTGCGAAGGCCAGGGGCGACACAGAGCGCATCACCGCGCCGCCTGCGCCCACCAGGCCGCCGCCGTGGAAGCTGGGGATCAGCAGGTTGCCGATGGCTTCCAGAAGGAAGCTGTTGCCGCCCTTGTTGCTGGGCAGCAGGCTCTCGGCAATGGTCTCGCCGAAGCGGCGGCTGATGAGGTTCAGCGCGCTCTTGGCCACGTTGGCCACGAAGCTCTTGAAGGCTTCCTCGGCCGTCGCTGCGCCGGTGACGATGTCCTGGAACATCTCGCCGAAGCCGCTGCTGATGCTGCCGCGCAGCGTGGCCTCCATCTCCCTGGACGCCTGCTCGATAGAGCGGATCTCGTCTTCGAGGTTGGCCAGCGCGTTCAGCTCTTCGGGCGTCTCGGCCACCAGGCGCAGCTGGTCAGCGATCTGTTTCAGCAGCGGCAACGCCTTTGCCCGGGCAGCGAACTTGCGCTGCTCGATGCGCTCGGTGTCGATGCCGCCTTCGAGCTCGATGCGCCGGTCTTGCTGCTGCAGCGCTGTCAGCCGCTCCTGCGCCTGCTGGCTCAGCGAGTCGAAGCGGCCTTGGCGCGCGGCCTCGCCCTGCGCAATGCCGCTTTCGACCAGCAGCCGGCGCAGCTCGGCCTGCAGCTCGTCGCGCATGCCCTCCAGGTTGCTGATCTGCGCTTCCAGGTCAGCCGCCGCCGCGGCGGCCTTGTCGCCCCCGGTGGCGTTGATCTGGTCGAGCTGGGCCTGCAGCAGGGCGCGGCGGCCGTCCAGCGTGTCGAGCTGGGTGCGCGCGTCGCGCGTGGCCTCTTCGCTCTGGCGCTTGACCTGCTCGGTGCGCAGCCGTGCAGCCTCTTCGGCGCGCTGGCCGGGGTCGGCCACGCGGGCCAGGTCGTCCTGCGCGTTGCGCGCAGCCAGGTCGCGCCGCTCCTGGTAGGCGCGCTGCCACACCGCGGCCCACTGGTCGGCCAGCTTGCGGGCGTCCTGCAGCGCCGCCTCGTCCACCAGCGCCAGGCCCTGCTGCTGCGCGGTGCGAATGCGGCTCTGCACGTCGATCAGCTGCGCCTCCAGGCCCGCCACCGCGGCGGCCTTGTTCACACCGTCGATGGGCTTTTCTTCAACGCGCCCGCGCTCGATCTGCAGCTGGCGCTGCAGCAGCGCCTGCTGGGCCTGCAGCCGGCGCTGCTCGATGGCGTTCAGGCGCTGCTGCTTGGTCTCGGCTGCCAGCAGGCCCTGCGCGTCCGCGCGCTCGATCGCGCTGGCCTCGGCGTCGAGCTGGGCCTCCAGCTGCTGCAGGCGCTTCTTGGCGCCGGCCTCGCTGACGTTGGCCAGCGCGTCCTGGAAGCCCTTGCTCTCGCGTTCGATGCGGCTTTGCTCTTCGCGCTGGCTGATGGCGCGCTCGGCCGCGCGTGCCAGGTCGGCATTGCGCTGCAGCTGCAGGGCCTCGAGCTCGCGCTCGGTGTCGGTCTTGGCGTCGGCGCCAGCGTTGCCCAGGGCGCGGGCGTTCTGGCGCAGCTGCTGGATCTTCAGCACCCGCTCCTGCAGCTCGACGATCTTCTCTTCGACGGTCTGGTCACGGCCGATGCCCTTGAGGGTGTCGAGAATCCCGCTGAGCACCACGCCCACGCCCTTCCATGCCTTCTCCAGCAGCCCGATGGCAGGCACGCTGCGCTGCGTGAGCGTGGCGGCCAGCTGCTCGTTGGCGAACTGCGTGGCCGCGGCGCTGCGCCCCTGGGCCTGCAGCTGCCGGATGTAGCGCACCTGGTCGGCCGTCAGGAAGCTGTAGGCCCGGTTGGCCTTCACGCTCCAGTCCAGGATGTCGCGGCTCTGGTCGCTGAACTGCTTGGCCGCTTCCTCGGCGCTCTCGCCCGACAGCCGGCGCAGTGCAGTCACGGCCTGCGCCTGGCTTTCCAGCACGCCCACGGTGGCCGGGCCGGCAGCCACCAGCGCGGCCAGCGAGTCGCGCACGCCGCCGATGGCCACGTTCTGAGACTGCGCGATGCCGCGCGCCATCTGGTCGATCTGGCCGAGCGACGTGCCGGCAAGGTTGCCCGTGAGCGCCAGGCTCTTGTTGAGCTTGTCGCTCTCGCGCCAGCCGGCCAGGGCGCCCAGGCCCAGGGCGGTGAAGGCCAGGGCCACGCCTCCGACGATCAGCCGCAGCGGGGTCAGCACCGTCATCAGCGCGCGGCCGGCGGCGGCAGTGCCGCCGAAGCTGTCGCGGATCTGCCCACCCTGCTGGATGGCCACCAGCCACAGCGGCATGCCGCTGGCCAGGCTGGTGGTGATGTCGGTGATCTGCGCCGGCAGCTGGCGGTAGGCCTGCGTCTGCTGGTTGGCTGCAGCGCGCGAGGCGCGGGTGACCTGCTGCTCCTGCGCGATGCGCTGCGCGTTGGCAGCACGTGTGGCCTCGGCACGGGCGCGCTCGGCGGCCAGCGCTTCAGCAGCCGCCTGGCGGGCTTCCTGGCGCGCCTGGTTGCGCGCCTCGCGCTCGGCGATGCGTTCGGCCTTGCGGGCGTCGGCTGCTGCCTTGCGGGCCTGCGCTGCAGCGGGGTCGGCCGCGGGGGCCCTGCTGGTGGGGGTGGCCGTGCCGTCGACCTGGCCGAGCGCCGCCTTGGTGCCCAGCGCTTCGGCCTTCAGCCGCTTGAGCGCATCGAAGGCCGAGGCGAAGTCGGCCGCAATGCGCAGCTTGGCTTCGAGGGCGTTGGCCACCTATCGCTCCAGGGCCTTGACCAGCTGCGCGTGCAGGGCCTTGGCGCCGTCACCACCGGCGAAGGCATGGCGCATGTGCACGAAGTTGCTCAGCTCGCGCTGGGCGTGGCGGCGCCGCGCCAGGCGCAGATACGCGGTGAACTGCGCCCAGGTGTAGTCCATGATCTCGCTGTGCCTGTGGCCGGCCTCGATCAGCGCGTCGAAGGCGCTGGCCCACGCGCCGGGGCTTTCGCCTTGACCCCGGGAAGACTGGCGTCCGCCGTGCTCTGCATCGCCCGGCCCGCCGCCTGGAATGCGGGGGCCGCGCGCGAGAAAAAATCGGCGTTCACCTGCACCAGCAGCGCAAACAGCATGCCGAACTCGTCGGCCTCCAGCTCGCGCACCCAGTCGATGCTCTGGCCCGAGGCGGCCGCCACGATGCCGATGCCGCCGTCGGCCTGGCGGCCCAGCAGCTGCATTAGATCGATCAGGTCGTCGACCGTCGGCGCACTCAGCCGGCCGAGCAGGCCCGGCGGCAGCAGCGCCAGCTCTTCGATGAGCGGGCCCGACTGGCGCAACATCGCAGCCAGCACGCCCACCTTGGCCGGGCGCACCGTGATGCTCTTGCCATCGCGCAGCGGCAGCTCGATGGCCTCGACGGCCACGAAGTCGATGTCGGGAGCCTTCATGGCGCCGACGATCAGGGCAGGGTCAGGCTGTAGAACTGGCCACCGGCGCTGCCGGCGCTTCGGGTCAGGTCGGCCAGCACTGCGCCCACCAGCTCGAAGTCGTTGAAGTCGTCGTTGATCAGGTCGACCTGGCGCGCCGGCTCCAGGCGGGCGCGGAAGACGTCGCAGATCACGCGGCTGTTGTCGTCGGTGTTCACGCCGTCCATGCGCACGTACAGCTCGTTGCCCAGTGCCTTGAAGGCGCCGATCACGTTGTTGGCGCCAGGCGTGTACGCGGCCTTGAAGGGCTGCACGTAGGGGCCACCGGCGGTGATGTCCTTGAGGGTGATCGTGCCGGCGAAGGCGTCCAGCTCGTAGTGCGTGCCGGCCGTCAGCGTCTTGGGGCTGCCGGTGCTGTCGGTGATGGTCACCAGGCTCACGTTCTTGGCCGGGATCACGAGCGTGTCGCCGACGGTCGCGCCCGTGGGGAAGCTGAAGGTCGGCACTGCAGCGCCGGCCGCCACCGCGGTGGTGACGGCGTTCAGCGCGTAGGCCATGCTCTCCTTGCTGAACTCGTCGAAGGTGATGGTGACCTCACCGCCCTGGCCGCGCGTCATGCGGCGGTTGGGCAAGCGCTTGCCGGTGTAGCTCTCCTTGCGCTCGACGGTGTCGACGTTCTGCGAGACGCGGAACACGCTGGCGTTGCCGATCCAGCGCAGCACGCCGGGCGTGCCGTCCACGTTGCGGGTGCCGATGAGAACCTTGCCTTGACCTGAGAAACCGGGCATGTGAGCCTCCTACAGAGTGAGTGCGATCTCGAAGCCCAGCGGGTACACCGCCTTGGCTGGAGTGAAAGTCGGTTGCAGCGGCGCGTTGGCCCGCAGCATCGGGCGGGCAGCGCCCTCGGGCGTCCAGCCGGCAAGGGCACGGTGCACGCTGCTGAGCACGGCCCCGGCGAACTGCTGGCGCGCGCCTGCGGCCTTGCCCACGTTGTTGGTGGCGAAGATCACCAGCCATCGCTGGCGCAGGGCCTGGCTGGCGCCTGCCTGGGCACGGCCGCTCTCGCCTTCGACGAAGCGGTCACCGGCCCACATGACCATCAGCACGCGCTGGCGCTTGTCGGCCTCCAGCACCTGCTCGGGCCGCTCGACCAGGTCGACCGGGATGTCGGCCACCTGGTCGGCCAGGCGGGCCACCAGCAGCGGGCCGATGAAGAGGTAGTCTTCGACGAGTGCGGGCAGGCCCATACGTCAGTGCCTCAGACCTCGCGGCCCATCACCTTCGAGCCGGGCTCGAACAGCACCGCGCCAACGCCCACCACGGCCGGGGCCTCGCTGGGCGGCATCAGGAGCACCTTGCCTTCGGCCACCTTGGTCAGCAGCTCGCGCACGGCCTTGTAGTCGGCCGCTGTGGCGTCGTCCACCGCGCTGCCCAGCAGCCGGTAGTGGGCGATGGTGCAGGCGTGCACGCGCAGCATGGCCGGCGGGCTGGCCAGGGGCAGCGCGTAGCGGCCCACCAGGTAGCCGTCGATCTCGGCTGCCGCGTCGTCCAGGGCCTTCTGGGCCACCGCGGTGTCGACCAGGCCCACCTGCGGGTCACCGATGTCGGTGAGCTGCATCAGCCGGGGCTCGCCCAGGCGGTCTTGCAGGTCGGTGACGGTGGCGTAGGGCATGGTGGGTGGTCAGCTCTTGAAAGGGGGACTCCTGGCAGCCCTTGTCCCTGATCCAGGCTCACGGCGCGCAGGGCTCAGGCCCGCTTGCCGATCACAGCCTCGCGGCGGTGGGTTGTTCAGTCCAGGCCGACGATCTCGTCGTCGGTCACCTTCAGGCCTTCGTGCTCGCGCAGGGCCTTCAGCTGCTCGGGCGTGAACTTGGCCGCGGGGACCAGGCTCTCGCCCACCCACAGAGCGCCGCCGCAGTCGATACGGTGCTCGGTGGTGTTGATCACGCGCAGCGCCTTCACGCTGGCGGGCTTCTTGGTGGGGGCAGCGGTGGCCATGCCGGTCACTCCTTGCCGGCCTTGATGTCGACCTCGACGACGACGAGCTGGCGCTCGGCCTTCAGGGTCTCCACCTCGTCCTCGGTCAGCTCGGACAGCGGCACCACGGTGCCATCGGGCCCGAAGGCACGGCCGCAGCGGCGGAAGCCGCTCTCGCTGCGCGAGGTGATCTTCAGGCCGGCGGTGGCCGGGCCTGCAGCCTTGGGGGTGGTCTTTGCCATGTGGCGTGCTCCTGGGGTCTTGGTGACCAGGCCGCGCGGGGCGGCCTGGGCCGGGGTTCAGATCAGTTCAGCTCAGCCCTGCGCGGATCAGAGCAGGCGGGTGCTCTTGACCACCGTGAGCCGGCCGCGAAGCGTGTTGCTCTCGCCGTTGCCCAGGAACTCCTTGGTCACCAGGTCGTTGGCCGTTTCCCACAGGTTGGGGCTCACCACCAGGTGCGTGCCCATCACGTCGATGGGCTCACCGGCGTCGTCCTTCTGGCTGGCCATCGCGGTGAGCGTGGCGCGCAGGGCGGTGGCGTCAAGCGTCTGCTTCGACGCGAAGGCCAGCTGCCAGAACGGGCTGTAGCCCGAGCCGCTGCGGCCGTCGACGCCCCACACGAATTCCTTGTTCCAGAACACGCGCTCGTCGTCGGGGTTGAAGAATGTCACCAGCTGGAAAGCCTTGCGCGGCTGGTAGATCAGCGGCTTGATGGGCTTGCTGGCGTCGATGACGAACCAGGCCTCGCCCGAGCCGCCCATGAAGTTGCTCACCGACACTTCGCTGCCGGGCTTGCCCACGGGGTGGTCGGTGTCGAAGAAGAACTGGCCGTCCGGACCCAGCGCGGTGAAGCCGGCCTTCAGGCGGTCGTACACCTGCTTGTCGGCGTGACGCGCCACGTTGTCGCCGGTCTGCTGGAAGATGGGCGAGTACAGGCCGTACTGGTCGTCTTCGATGGCCTTGCGCGGGATGGCGTGGGTCTGCTCGAAGTCTTCGTTGACGATGCGGAAGTCGCCCTGCGACAGGTTCTGCAGCACCCGGTCGCCCACCCACTTGCGGATGTTGCCGAAGCTCTTGAGGTACGGGTAGATGTTCTCGGCAGTGACCGAGGGGATCTCCATCGCCACCGTGTTCCAGGTGGGCTGGGCGCGCATCAGGCCCACGTTGAAGGCTGCGTTCACCGCCTGGGTGAGCAGCGCGAGGCTTTGGCCGTTGACGATCATGAGGGTTGCTCCTGGAAGGTAGGCGGTGAAGGATTGGCGTCAGGCGAAGAGCACGTACACGCCGTCGGCGCCCACGCTCCACACCTTGCCGGCCACCACGCGGGTGTTGGTGCCGCTGGTCTTGGCCACGGTCTGGTCGTCGACCACCCAGCAGTCGGCGCCGACGTCGGCAGCGGCGATCAGGTCACCGGCCGAGCTGTTGGCGAAGGGGCCGAAGATGCCGCGGTTGACCTCGGCACTGATGGCGCCTGCAGCGCCGCCCGTGTTGTCGAAGGTCTGCGGGAACACACCCACCACGCGGATGGTGGTGGCCGTGATGCCCTTGTTGACGTTGCCGCTGGCGTCGATGGCGGCGATGGTGCCGCCGAACACCTTGGCGCTGGCGGCCATCGGCAGGGAACGGGTACGGCCCGGTGCAATCTCTTGCGTGTTCCGGTCCTTGACTGCTGCGACCATGAGGTGCTCCTAGAGTCGTGGGTGTTGGGGTCGGCGAGGGTCAGACGGCCGCAGTGGCCGGCTTGCCCTTGGCGAACTGCTCGGCGGTCAGGCCGAAGCTGGCCATCACGTTGGTGGCCAGTGCGTCGAGCTGCTGGCCGTTGCCAGCGTCGCGCTCCTTGTTGCCGGTCTGGCCGCTCAGGCCGTCGATCACCGGCGCGCTGGCCAGGAAGGTACTGAGCGCGGTCATGTCCTTCTGCCCCAGGCCGATGGCCCAGTCGCGCTGCGCGGGCAGCAACTTCTTGGCAGCGATGGCGCCGTCGACCAGGCCGGTCAGCTTTTCGGTGTTGACCTGGCTCTGCAGCGCGGCCAGCTGCGTCTGCAGCGCCTGCATGGCCACCAGGTGCGAGGCGTCGGGCTTCTGCAGGGCCGTGAGCGCGGCCAGGGCGGCAGCTTCGTCGGCGCCGGTGGGCAGGCCCAGGGCGGTGGCCAGGGCCACGGGAACCCCAGGCTTCTCGGCCTGGTTCTTCAGCGCAGTGACGGCGGCGATGACGGACTCGGCCGTGGCGTTCTGGCCAAGGGCCAGCAGGGCGGAAAGGGCGACGAGCAGATCCATGTGGGGCTCCGTTTGGGAAGTAGTGGGGTCAGAAGCTGTCTGACCAGGCAGAAAACTCGACAGGGCGGCCAGCGCCGGCTCCATGCCCAGCAGCGCGGGCAGGTTGACCAGGCTGGCCATCGCCATGCCCTTCACCGCGCCCGTGGCGGGGTCGGTGAGGATCACGGGGCTGATGTAGCGGTACTCGCCTTCGGTGATGTGCTTGGTGGCCGCGGGGGTCCACTCCACCTGGGCGAAAAGGCCTTGCGCGTCACGCCACTCGACGCTCTTGATCCAGCCCGCGGCCTCGGCCTTGCCGCCGTGCTGGGCGACGTAGAGGGTGCGGTGGTCGTAGTCGATGACGATGGGCGTCTTGGCGGCCGTGGCGTTGAGCTGCACGGCCAGGGCGCGGCCCTGCTCGTCGCTCAGGCGCCAGGTCTTGCCGGGCCCGGGGCGGCCGTCGCGTGCGGCGAACTCGCCGGCCGGCAGCAGCTGCGCCGCGCCGCCGGTGGCACCGGTGGCGGCGAGGGCGATGGCGGTGGCGAGCAGGGAAGCAGCGAAGCGCATGGCCGCACTGTGCAGGCCACGCGCGAGGCGAAGAAGTTGAACCGGTTCATATCTGCAGCGGAGCGCTGCAGATGGGCCTCAGCCCCCGATGGCGCGGTCGATGTACCCGTCGATGATGAGCAGCAGGTCGGCCTGGTCCGTGGGGCCGAGCGTGCCCTTCTTGGGGTCGGCCATAAGGATGCCACGCCTGGGCATGATGGTGGTGCCGAATTCGTGCAGCCAGCCCACCTCCCACGTGGGCCGGCTCTTGCCCGGCACGGTGCGCGTGGTGCCGATGTCCACCCATTGGTCGCCCACGTTGTGCGCCAGGCTGTTGCGCAGCTGGCGCGTGCGCTCCAGCAGGCTGCCTGGGATGCCCTCGGGGTACTTGATGGCGTACCAGTAGTTGACCGTGTTGGCCGCCAGCGGCGCCCAGGGCACGCCGAGCGGATCGGTCTTCGTGTCGAATCGCAGCTGCGCATTGGCTTCGAGCTTGTCGCCGATGTCCTGCAGCAGCGCGCGCGGCTCTTCGAGCAGCGCGATGGTGCGGTTGATAGCGCCCAGCAGCGCCTCGTCCTGCAGCTCGACCTGGAAGTCGGCCATCAGATGAGATCCTCGAGCACCGGGTAGGCGTTCTTCGCCTCGCGCTCGCTCAGCGTAGCCAGCAGCTGCACGGCCCAGCTCAGCAGCCCGCGCTGAAGCTCCAGCACCAGCACGCGGTCGCCTCGCGGCCACCACCACAGCACCTTGCCCTCGCCCAGGTCCAGGCGCTGGCCCTGGTCGATGATGGCCTGCGCCAGCGCCCAGCCGGCGGCGGCCACGGGCAGCGCGCGCGGGAAGTCGGGCCGCCTGGCCTGCTCGGCCAGGGCCAGGGCACTCACGGTGGCCAGGCTGGGCTCACCGCGGGCGGCTGGCATGGCGGCCACGGGTAGGGTCACGTCGCGGTCTTGCCCACCCACACGCGCGGCTGGCGGCGGCTCGGCCAGGAAGTCGCTGAAGGTCTTCTCGCGCCGCATGCGCGCCACCGCGGCCTTCTGGATGGTGAGCGCGTCGGCAGCACCTGGTGAGGAAGGCTTCACCGCCTGCAGCTCGCGCTGCAACAGCTCGGCGCCGCGCTGCACGTGCACCTGGCCGGGGTTGTAGGCGAAGCCCGGGTCGATGCCGCGCGGCACCATCTCTGTGGCGCCCGTGCTCTTGTTGAAGAACTCCACCCACTGGGTGGGCGGCGGCTCGGTGATGATCTTCTTGCCGGCCCTGCGCAGCGCGTCCACGCCGGCCTGGTCGGTGAAGTAGAAGGTGCAGCGGCAGCGCCAGCCGTTGGGTGGCAGGTGGGTGTTCCACCACGGGTGGTCACGCGGCAGCACCACGTAGTCCCAGGGCCGGTGGCTCACGCGCACGCGCTCGTCGCCCATCGTGCGGTACACGATGAAGGGCATCCGCCCCCGCATGCCGCGCGCCCAGCGGCCGGCGGCATGAGACTGGCGCATGTTGACGTCGAAGATCAGCTGCAGCCGCGCCTTGTTGAACTTGGTCGTGCGCACCTCGCCGGTGGTCGGGTCGGTGATCTCGATGTTCCCCCACCAGCCGCGGGCCACGAGCTTGGTCTTCAGCTGGTCGGTGAAGGTCTTGAGGTCCAGGCCCTGCTCCACCGCCTGGTCGACGGCCGCGCGGATCTCGCCCAGCACATCGAGCCGGGCCACGCCGGCCACCGCGAAGGCGCGTGCGTGCTCGGCCTGCCACACCTCCTGCCAGCGGAAGCTGGGGCGCAGCAGCCGCCGCTCCTGGAATGCGGCAATGGCGTCTTCAGGGCGCAGGGCGCCCAGGGCGAGTGGGGAAACTGCGGTCGGAGCGGTTGCCACTGCGCGCGGTCAGGCGTCGGGGTTGGACAAGTCGAGCCCGGCCTCACCGGCCAGGCGGGCGCTGAAGGCGCTGCGCGCCAGGTTCTGCGTGAGCGGCTGCGCGTCCAGCTTGCTCACCAGCTCCGGCAGGCGCGCGGTGAAGGCTTCGAGCGTTTCACCGGCGGCAACGGCCTTGTCCAGCTCGGCGATCAGCGGCTCCATCATCGAACCCAGCAGCAGCTTCCACTGGCCGCTCTGCTCGGCCACGAGCTGGTCGATGAGGTCAGCCTCGGGCTCTGGGGCTTCACGGCCCAGCATCTGGGCCAGGGCCTGCACCATGAGGGCCTGGCGCTGCGTCGCGGGCATCGCGGCCGGGGGCTTTGCACCTGGTCCCGCACCAGGCGCGCCAGGTGCCGCACCGGGGAGTGGCTTGCCGGTCTTCGGATCGATGGCGCCAGGCATCACCGGCGCAGCCTCTTCGAACAACTCTTCGCCCTCTTCGGGCTCGGGGATGCGCAGCTTCTCGTGCAGCCACTTCAGGCCAATCTTCATGCCGCCCTTGGCCAGCTTGGGGATGTTGTTGGCGTAGGCGGCCAGGTCTTCGGGCTCGCCGGTGTCGATGTTCAGCCGCGGCAGGCGGCGCGGGTTCACGCCTGGCACATTCAGCTGGCACAGCGCCCGGATGAGCTGGCGGGCCACGGTGCCTTCCACCATGCGCGCGTCGGCCTCGCGGATGTCCATGCGCACCTGCTCGTGCACGTTGCCCAGGGCCTGCGTGCCGTGCTGCCCTTCGCTGGCGCTGAGCGTCTGCCCGAGGATGGCCTTGCTCTCGGCCGCGTCCAGCCGGTCCCACATGGCGGCGAAGGGCACCTCGGTGCCGGCAGCGGCGGCCTGGAACTCCAGCGCCATGCTGGCCGGGATGATGCCCGCGGCGTTGTGGCCGATCTGCGTGACAGCCTGCAGCAGGCGGCGCTTCTCGTCGTCGCTGGCGCCCGTGGGGTACTTGCCCAGGCGTAGCGGCAGACCGTAGATCTCCAGGAACTCGGCCAGGTCGCGCACGGCGTAGTTCTTGAAGAGGTAGGGCCAGAACAGCACACGCGCCAGGCTCATGCGCGCCAGGTAGCCATTGCGCGCGGGGTGCACGTGCATCAGCCAGGCGTAGGGCTTCAGCTCTTCGCCCATCACGCCGGGCAGGTGCTCGGTGCCGGGCTGCATGGTCTCGCGGCTGCGCAGCAGGAAGCGGCGGCGGTCGGCGCTGGTGGTGAACCAGCGCTGAGGCTGCCAGGTCACGTGCGGCACCATCACCAGCTTGCCCGAGCCGTCGGGCTGCGGCGTCCAGACCATTTCCTGGGGCGCAAAGCCCTTGAGCATGGCGTCGGTCATGGTCGACATCACCAGCTCGAAGCCGCCCTGCACGCCGTTGGCCTCGGCGGTGATCATCTCCATCCAGTCGCGCACCTGGGCGGTGAGGTTCTTCTCTTCGGCGCTGGCTCCTTCTGGCTCTTCGATACTCCAGTCGAGTGCGGTGATGGCCCCGCGGCGCTTGCCCAGCTCGGCGAAGAGGTGGGCGTCGCGTTCCTCCATGTCGTCGGCCAGCTCGATCTGCCCGACCAGGTCGCCCTGCTCGGCGTTGCGCATGATGGTGGCCAGCTTGGCAGGCGTCAGGCCCTTGGCCGGGTGGGCGTCGAATTCACCGGCCAGGTAGCCCACCTGCGCGGTCTGCGGCTCGCGGATGGCGGCCAGGGTCTCGCGCAGGCTCAGCGGCTGGCCGTCGGGGCCGAGGATGGTGCTCATGAGGTCAATTCCTCGCGTTCAGAAGATCGGGGCTAGAAGGCGCCGCAGGGGCCGGGAAGGTCCGTTGGTAGCCAGGGGCCCCGGATCTCGCCTTTTGAACAGCTTTTGAACGTTCAAAAACGGATTCCGGGGGCCAGGGAAGGTGTCGAGATGCATCACCAGCCCGCTTTGGAGTCGGAATCCAGGCTCTCGAACCCGTCAGATGCGTGGCTCGGGCGTTTGGCCAGCGAGCGGCCCGAGCTGCCCTCAGACCCACCCCAGCGGTCCTCGCGGCCGGGGATGCTGCGCCAGTCGACCTCGCCCACCTCGCGGCTGAATGCGTACTCCATCAGGAAGAGTGCGATGGCGTAGTCGCCGTGCCGCTGCAGCTTCTCGCCGCTGTCGGCCGCCGCAGCCTTCTGGCCGGCCGTCTGCGTGGCCTGGCGCGGCACCTTGGGGATGCCCTGCACCAGCTTGATGGCCCGCAGGTCGTCGCGGTGCTGCTCATCGCGCGGCAGATCGCGCAGCGTGCCATCTTGCAGCGCGCCCTTGAGCTTGGGCATGTGCGCCAGGTAGAAGGCGTCGCTGAGCTTGACCTGCTCCACCATCTCCACGCCGTAGCGCTGCGCCATTGCTTCGGCCAGCGCCGCGCCGTTGCCGGTGGCGTCCATCGCACCGCCGCGGAAGCGCGGCATGCGGTCGATCAGCCACTCGTGGATCTGCTCCTGGCTGCTGAAGGGGCAGTTGGCCAGCTCGATGACGATGCGCGGCCGGTGCGTGAGGTCGGTGTCTTCCTCGCCCACCACCGTCACGGCCTGGTCGCGGTTACGCGCGAAGTCTTCGCCGAAGGCGTGGCGCCGCATCGGGTTCAGGCGCTTGACGTGCGGCTCCAGCTGCTCGGCGATCCAGCCGGCCACCGCGTAGCGGCGCACGTCCTCGGGCAGGTAGGCGAAGCCGTCGTCCCACTTGCCGCGGATGATCACAGGCGCGTCGGGGTCGGGGTTGGCCTGTGACCAGGGCGCCACCATGCGCTGCTCGATCAGCGCCAGGCTGATGTAGCTGCCGGCGCTGGCGCTCGGCACGGCGTCCAGCTCTTCGGCCGCAGCGTCGCCGTAGAAGCGGTACGCGGCGGCCACCCACTTGTCTTCGGCCTCCTGGCTCCACTCGATGCCCTTGCGCAGGCACACGCGGCGGTACAGGCCTTGCGCCACGGCATCGCGGAAGGTGATGCGGTGCACGCTGGCCTCGGCCACGTTGCCACGCTTGCCGGCGCGGATCTCCTGGATCAGCTCGTTGAAGGCGTTCTCCACGCCGTCGTGCGTGCTCCAGATGCGCACACGGTCGCCCCACAGCAGCATGGCCAGCGCGGCCTTGAGCAGCGCGCGCAGGTTGGGGTGGAAGGCGGCCTCGTCGATGCCCACCGTGCCCTGCTTGCCGCGCAGGTTGGTGGGCCGGCTCGACAGCGCCACGATGCGCCGGCCGGTCAGCGGGATCACCACCTCGAAGGTCTTGATGTAGCGGCGGTTGCCCTCGGCGTCGTCGCCGTCGTCGAAGAGGCCTTCGCCGATGAGGCCCGCGGCCACGTTGAAGGCGCGGGCCCACATGGTGGCGGCCTCGACGAACTCGCGCGCCATGTCCTGCGTGGCCGAGATGTAGAAGTAGTTGGAGCCGCTGGCGTCGCTGGCGATCAGCACCGCGTCTGCGGCCTCGGCCCAGCTCGCGCCGATGCGTCGGCTCTTCTCCATCACCTTCAGCTGCGCGGGGTCGGCCAGCCAGGCCTGCTGGTACGGCAGCAGCGCGGCCGGCGGAAGCGCCGCATCGGCTGCACTGGTGTGCAGCTGCAGGGTCGGGTTGGTGCTCACGGCAAGATCACAGCGGCAACATCACAGCAGCCGCAGCACTTTCATGAAGGCCGTGGCCAGCTGGCGGCGGCCCTTCACGTTGGTGACCTCGACGCGGATCAGGTACGTCACCCCCGGCACGCCACGCGCGCCCGACATGCGCTGGATCACGGTGTGGCCGAAGACCTGGTATGCGCCGACGTTCAGCGGCTGCGGCCCGGGGTCGCTGCCCACGCGCGGCTCCACGATCATCTGCACGCTCAGCAACGGCTCGAAGTCGAAGCTGCGCGGGTCGAAAATGAAGGCCACATCGTCGACCTCGGCCACGTCCATCGCCGGCAGCTTCACCGGGGTCAAGGTGCCGCCCTTCACGCGGCGGCGGCCCTCGGTCAGCGTGGGCAGCACCTGGCCGGGGTCGAAGATGGCGATGGCCGCATTGGCCCGCACCTGGCCGGCCACGGCCGCGGTGATGGTGGCCTCGATCTCCACCGCAGGCGGCGCGATCTGCACCGCGGCCGAGACACGCACCGAGCCGGTCACACCGGCGGTGATGGTGGCCAGCAGGCCCACCACCTCGACGGCCACGCTTGCCGATGCGCGCGGCGCGCCTGCCACTACAGCGCTGATCGTCGCGGTGATGGCGTCGCCACCCACTGCGAGGATGAGCATGCTGGTGCCTTCGAGTTCGGCGTCGACGTACACCTCGAAGACCACTGTGTAGCTGCCGTCCCCAGGCACCTCGCCGACCATGCGCCCGGCCTCGTCCACTTCCAGGGAAAGCAGCGTGTGCGACACCACGCGCAGGCGCAGCTCTTGAGCGGTCCAGGCATTGGCCACCACGTTGGGGTGCAGCAGGGACGGCCCATGCTGCCCGGTGCTGGGCACGTCTGCCGCCCGGATGCCGTGGCCGGCGTAGAGGCTGGCCAGCAGGCCGGGGCTGACCAGCTGAGCGGTGTCGGCGCGCAGGCTCATGCTGCGTCCTCCGTGGTCAGCAGGCCCACGCCTGTCTCGCCTGTCGAGAACCGCCACACCACGCGGTACTGCGTGCTCGCCAGAAGGTCCACATTCGACACCGGGGACGTGACGATGCCCGAGGCATTGGTGGACAGGCCCGCGATGGAGGCGCCGACCCGCGCGCCCGTCGTTAAGTCGTACACCCAGAACGTGACCGATGCGCTGGCGATCAGCGAGGCGTTGTTGCGCTTGAAGGCGAAGGCGCTGCTGTTGAGGTTGAACTGCCCCGGCGCAATGGTGGGGCTCACCGTGAAGGTGAAGGTGTTGCTGCTGGCCGTGAGCCCGTTGCCGTCCGTGCGGATGATCGTGGTGCTGTAGGCGCCTGCCGTGGTCGGCGTGCCGCTCAAGGTGCCACCCGTAACCGACAGGCCAGGCGGCAGGCCCGTGGCGCTGTAGGTGCCGGTGTCGCCGCTGTCGGGGTCGGACCACTTGGCCGAGTGATCCACCGGGGTGATGGCCGTGCCGACCGTGGCCGTCTGCGCGCCAATGCTGGGGCCGTTGAAGACTGGCGCTTCGTTCGCGTTGACGATAGTGATCGTCAGCGTCTGCTCCGAAAAGTTGCCAGCGCCGTCCGTCGCACGCACGGTCACCACCGAGGTGTTGTTGCTGCCCGTATCGGTCGGGGCCTCGAAGTTGGGGGCGGGGCTGAAGGTGAGAACGCCCGTGCCCGAACCAATGGCATGCCGCGCCTGGTCAGGCGACGTGACGATGCTCCACGTAACGCTCTCGTTGGCCGTGAAGGTGTGTACTGTGACGGTCCCCTCGGCCACGGTGATGCTGCTGGTGCTGCCCGTGGCGCCGCCCGGCCCGGTGATGGTCGGTGCCGTCGTGTCGGGCACTGGCACGTCCAGTTCCACAGCCCAGATGGTGCGGTTGCGCGAGGCATTCGCGCCACCCCCGCCAGCCACGTTGTACGTGTCCAGATCCAGCGTATGGGCTGCGGCACTGAGGCTGCTGACGGTCTGGATAGCCCACGGATCGACGTTGCCGGACACCTCGCCACGCTGATGCGGGTAGGCGTCGGTCGTCTGCGTGGCTGGGTCATCCGCGTTGTCAATCTGCAGGCGATAGGCCGGCAGACAGGCGGCAGCATCGCGCAAAGTTAGGGCGCTTGCGCCGGCCCATACTGGGCCAGTGGCCGATGGCGTGATCGAGGCCGTGGCGGCTGCGGTAGCCCAGGAGCTGCTGCTCAGGGCTGTGTCGCCCGCGTTATAGCTGAACTCGCCGCGGGCGAAGCGCGACAGGTTCAGCGCGAACAGCTTGGAGTGCAGCCGCGTGTGGGCTGTGGCGTTGCTCAGGCTCTGTTCGGTGAAGGTGTTGCTGGCGGCCAGCGTGAAGGCCGCAATGCACGCAAGCTGGTCGCGGTGGTTGGTGCCGTCATACGGATTGATCTTGATTTCCGGCACGGATGACGATGCCTCGCCGCTGCGCACCAGGCGCGACAACATCTGGCTGCCGGTGGTGCCGTTGATCTGCGCCAGCGAAGCCACTAGCCACTTGCTGCTGACGCTGGGCGCCACGGTGATGGTGGCGCCGTCCTGCGCGGTCGCGCTCAGGGTGGCCGAGTCGGTGCCCAGCTCGTTAAAGAACCAATCGGTGTTCTCGGTGCCGTAGTCGGTCAGGCACAGAGTGAAGATGGTGGAGTTGTCCACCCGCGCCGTGGTGTCGGCGTTGATCGAACGGAACTGCAGCTTCAGGGCCTCGGTGCTGACAGCGGTCCACACATGGAACCATGTGTAGGTGCGCCAGCGATTCAGCGCGAATGCTTGCGGCGTATAGGCCAGCGAGTCATCGAAGGGCGTGCTTCCGTGGATCACGCGCAGCTCGGGCCTGCGGCTGCCCGAGCCGTTGGTGGATGAGTATTCCGCCGTGGCCCAGATCAGATACTTCTTGCCGGCCGTGAAAATGGTGTCGGCCAGCGTGAGCACGTCCACGAAGGTGGTCGTGGCGTTGGACTGCAGCGCGGTCTGAGCCGCGAAGGCGTGTGCGATTGCGGTCATTCTGTGGTGCTGCCCGAATAGTTGAGGGTGAGGAAGTAGTCGATGGCCGCATTGACCCCGAACGGCGGGGGGTAGCCATAGGGGCCGAATCCCTGCTCGCCATGCAGCAGGTTGAAGTTGCGCCTGCGATACTCGTCCTCGCCCTGCTTGTAGAGCGTGGCATTGGTCGCGGGGTCGGAGGGCAGCGCCTTGCTGAAACGCTGAATGCCTTGGTCGGCCGTGCCGACAACCATGCGGCCACGAGCGATGCCGACTGCGCCGCCGTAGCCGTAGGTGTCCCACCCCGGGCCGCGGCCGTTCATGATCTCGCCCGCATCGGGCGCAACCGTCCATGTGGTTCCATCTGGGCACCAGCCACGGCCAGCAGGAGAAACGTTCTCCCAGGTGGAGACAAACACAGTGCCCCGCGGGCCGAAAGTACCGTCTGAGACGGTGATCTTCACGTAGTGGGCATTGCCCTGGAAAGGCTCAACCTCCGCGACTGGAATTTCGATCGCGCCAGTGACGAGATGGACACGACGGACTTGCTTCTGCGCCCACGAACCGAAGTAGAGCCAGTCGTCTTGAACCTGAAGCCCCTCGGGTCCGAGACAGTCATGGGCGCGGCATTGTGCGAGCGTGCCCAGCCGAGTCGGCTCGCGGTTGACGCTCCACACCACCGTGCCCGGCAGCGCCGGATTGCGCTCCAAGATGGTCCGCTCGTAGGCGCCGGTTTCCTTGTTCCACTGCGTGATGCGATGGGCGAACCGCTCGCTGACGATGATGGAATCGCCCCACTCTTGGATGTCCCACGGGTCCGACATCCCGGTGATGAACTCGGTGACTCGCGGCGGAAGGTTGTGCGCCTGGTAGCTAAAGGTGATCGCACACACCCGGTTGTTCTGGCTGTCCGTGACGAACATCCGCGGGCCGCTGTCGAAGTGCTGCTGCAGGCCGCGCTCCAGCGGCACAGCGGCCGATGCGGGATCGATGGCGAGCGATGCGGTATCCCAGGCGATGCCCCACAGCTCGTGGAAGCCGCGCCGCTCGGGCGGGATCGAAGACCAGTCGCCAACCAGCTCCAGCTCGGGGTGCGGCACGTCGTTGCCGACATAACCCGGGTGGAAGGTTTCGCTCTGCTCCTGCCACGCGGGGCCGTAACCGTTTTTGTGCCGCCAGCCGGCCAGCGTGATCACGGTGCCGTCATTGCGGACCTTGAACACGCGCCACGGCGTGCAGCCGTAGACGTTGTTGATCGGCCCGGTCAGCGACGGCTCCGCCAGGCCGATCTCAACGTGGAAGAACATCGACACCTGAGCCAAGCCCCGCGGGCCATCTGTCTGCGGCAGCATGGGGTACTTGCGCACCGCATCGGTGAAGTAGTACGGCTGCTTATTAAAGGTGGTGGTGAACCCGTCTTTGCTGCGGTTGGGAAACTTGCTGTCGCCCTTGAGGTTGGGCACCAGCATCTCGCGCACGAGATTGGCCGGCGCTTCCTTGTTGCTGAAGTGCGGGAATTCAGTGCGCGTGAGCTTACGGATGGTGGGGGCCACCTTGGTCGGCACCATTGCCCAGGCATGGGGGGCATCGGTGGAGTGCGCCACATCCCAGGTGCTCGACATCACAGGCATCGTCGTTGGCACAGCCTGCCCGGCGCGCCGCACGAACACGAACCAGGTCGGATTGACCTCGCCGCCCGTCAGGCCGCCCACGTTGACCTTGTGCCAGCCGGCCGACAGCAGGGTGACGTTGACGATGAAGTCGAATTGCGTGGTGACGCCCGTGGTCACGGTCTTGGTGTCGACCACCACGTCATCGACCAGCAGCGTGTAGGTTGAGCCCTGCAGCGCGCGGTAGCCGCGCACCCGATAGGGGTGGGCAGTCGCGGTGCCGGGCCACACGTCCCACCGCTGGTATCGCTGGTAAGAGTTTTGCTCGTTGTACGACTGCGGGCAGACATACGAGAGGGCGAACTTGACGACTTCGGGCTGCTGGTTGATGGACGGCGGCACCGGCTCCACGCCGCCCGTGGCAACGTAGTAGATGGGCTCGGACTGCAGCAGGCCGGCGTCGTTGAGCACGCGCAGTTCATGAACGCCGCGCTCTGCGGGCGTGTAGGTCAGCGTCTTGATGTCCTCGGCGCCGGCCAGCACCAGCGACGACACACTGAACGTGCCGGCGCCGGGCGGGTAGACGCTGAACGTGCAAGTGACCGGCGCGGCCAGCTCCACGCCGCGCACCGACAGCGCCGTGCTGGCCGCGCCCACGGCGCCACTGCCCGGCCCGTACCAGCCGATGGCGGGGTGCTGTTCTTCTGCCGTCACCTCGACAGTCAGCGGCGAGCCGTCGATGGCGAGAGTGGGGGAGATGGCAATGCTCACTGTGCGGCCGACACCGGCAGCGGCCCAGGTGGTGTCCACCGTCGCCACGCGCTGACCAATCGGGATCACCACGACAGCGCCGGGCGACAGCGTGCCGCCGTCCGATGCCGTGAAGGTCACCGTGTAGGGCTCCAGCGCGGCGCGGTCCAGCGTCACAGTGGCCCGGTGCGATGCACCAACGCCCACCAGATTGGAGCCGGTCAGCGTTGCCAGTGTCGGCGGGGGCTGCACGCTCTGCACGCCCAGGCGGATGGTGGTGGCGCCGCTGGGCACCAGCACGGTGGAGTCAACGGTTGGCATGTGCGCCGCCTTGTCCGGTGCCCGAGATCAGAGGTCGGCGATGGTGAAGGGCGCGGCGATGGTCACCGTGTCCCCAGGCGCGGGCGTCAGCTTGCTGACGATGACCTCGGCACCGCTGCCGGCCAGGCCCACGCTCATGTCGTCACCACGCACCACACCGGCGCTGTCCACCAGCACGGCCTTGGCGATGGGCACGTTGGTGATCAGGGGCGCCACGCTCTTGGGAAAGCCAGCCATCGTGATCAGGCCCGCGCTATTGACGGTGCCCGAAGGCGTGTTCAGCGCGGCCTGCGCGATGACCTGTGCAGCTGCGCCCAGCAGCCGCACGCTGCCGCCGTTCAGGCGCGTCATGGTGCCGGTCTGGCGGGCTTCTTTCTCGACGTTGGGGTAGATCATGGTGGGTCAGTCCTTCTTGGCAATGCCCAGGATCTGGGCGCGGATCTCGGCGCTTTGCTCGGGGGTGAGTCCCCCGCGCTTGGCGATCTGTGCGACGGCCTCGGCCGCTGCTTCGGTGCGGGCGCGCACCTCTTGCGCCCAGCGCGCCTGGTTGACGCGGCTGCGGCTCAGGCGGCTCATGGCCAGGGCGGCTTCGCTCATCACGCCCAGGCGGGCGATGGGGTCGTCGATGTCTTCGCTCTCGCGCACCTGCAGCAGCAGCTCGAACACCTCGCTCTGCACCAGCGCCATTGCGGCGGCGCTGCGGTCGTCGGCCTCGTCGGGTGCTGCCTGGGCGATGAGCCGCGCGGCCTCGGTGGTGGCGGCGATGGCCTCTTGCGCGCGGCGCACGCGCTGGCTTTCCACACCCACGGCGCTCTTGCCGATGGTGATGGCCACGCCGGCCTCTTTCATCAGCTTGTTCAGCTCGGCGGTGATGCCCTCGATGTCGCCGAAGGCGCGCTCGACGAATGTCTGGTGCAACCACTGCCGCAGCTCGGCGGGCAGCTTGGCGATCTTGGGCACGGGCGGCATGGGTGCAGCTGCTCCGGGATCAGACCGGCCGGGGCCGTGCCACGCCGGGCACCGTGGCGCTGCCGGCGGCCACGTCCAGGCCGCGCGGCGTGAGGTTGGCCACGGTCACGCCCATGTGCTCATCCAGCACCACCAGGCCCTGCTCCTGCAGCCAGGCCAGGTCGGCCGCGATGCGGTCTTCGCTGGCCACGTGGCCCAGGTGCTCGCAGAAGCGGCGCAGCAGGTAGGCGTTGGCCTTGTACTGCGCGGCGTTCTGCAGCGCGCGCAGAAGCACCAGGCGCCGGTCTTGTGCCTCGAAGTCGCTGAAGCTCGGGCCGCTCATGACCGCGACCGCAGGAAGTCTTCGATGCGGGCCACGCTGCCGCGCGTGATGTCCACGCTGGCGCGCAGCCCGTCGATGTGCGCCAGCAGCGTGGCCAGCTTGCCTTCCAGCTCCACCAGCTCTTCCTTGCTGGGGATGTGCGACATCTGCTCCTTGATGACCTTCATGTCGGTCTCCAGGCTCACCAGGCGCTCGCCGGTCTGCTGCTCGATGGCGGCCAGCTGCTTCTTGGCGTCTTCACCGGGCTTGCGCAACCAAACGAAGACGAAGAGGCCGAGCATCACGATGCTCTGCACCAGGTCGAGCCAGAAACGGCCGTCCGTGAAGTCGATTGGACCCATCACTTGCCCTGCCCCTGCAGCTGGTTCACGTGTTGAATGAGAGCCCTGTAGCGCGCGGCATTGCGGGCGCAGCGGGCGGCGTTTTCGGTGTGGTTGGCCCAGGCGTCGGCAAGGCCGAAGGGCGCTGCATCAGCACAGGCTGCTCCGGGGGGACCATCAGTGCGGCAGGCACCGGCGGGCACGTGTTGACCTGCAAGGGCGCTGTTCCACAGGCTGACAGCAGCCAGAGTGAGAACAACCCCCCCGCCAGGCTCAGGCGGCGCAGCACCGGGATCGGGCGCGGCTGCGGTGGCGGGGGCGGCAGCTGCTGTGGGGGCCGGCGCAGGCGCGGCAGCCGTGGCGGCAGGGCACACGGGTGCCGCAGCACCCTTGAAGGCGAGGGGTGCATGGCGCAGCGCTCCGGTGACAGTGGCGTGGTGTTGCGACAGGCGCTGCAGGCTCAGCTGCAGCTGCTCGGCCGTGGTCTCGCCAGCGGCCACCTGTTCCTGGTAGCGCTCGAACTGGCGCGCCACCTCGCGGGTGCGCTCGGCCTCGCGCTCGTGCGCGCCGATCTCGCGGCCCGTCCACATGCCGAAGGCGAAGGCGAAGACCACCAGCCCAACGGCCAGCAGCGCGCGAACGGCGGCGGCGTTCACACGGCCACCTCGGCCAGCTCGCGCGGTTGGGTCAGCTCAGGGGGCGTGTCGGTGCAGCGCATTCGGGCACTGTGGCCCGCGCGCGCGCATGCGCGAAGGAGAAGCGGTTCAATACACGCAAGTGCGCCGAGCCCGGAAGAGCCCGGTTGATTGCGTCACGGAATCAAGCGCGCCATCAGCGGCAGTAGACCTGCCACTTTCCGTCGAAGCCCTCACCTGGCCGGCGGGTCTTGTCGTCTGCGGGGTCCAGCTCGGCGCTGGGGTATGGGCCGGTCTCGGCGATGAAGCGAGTGAAGCCGGCCATGCCGCCGTAGCCGTTGCGAGCATTGACCAGACCGCAAACCACGTTCGGGTCTTTCAGGCTTCGCTTCATGTTCTGGAAGACGGCCGATTGTGGGTCGCGCAGCTGCTGGCGCACAAGCTCTTCGGCCGGGCCGGTGCGCATGGAGAAAGCCTTCCATCCGCCGAAGGCAACCGCCGCGACAGCGGCGGCAGCGAACACCCACAACAGCGCCTTGGCGCTCTTCTTCGGGGGTTGCCACTCATCGGTGAAGCTCATTGCGTCGATCCTTTCAGAGCATGCCCCAGTCGGTTGCCGACAGCTTGGCCGCGGGCCTGCGCCGGCCGCGCCACCAGCGGGCAAGGTGTACCCACCAGCGCAGCAGGCTCAGCGGCGCCGTGTTCAGGCCGCAGTGAATGCAGCGGTCACTGTAGCGCCACGTCAGGCGGCGGCACTGCGGGCACTGCAGAGACAGCGCTGGGTCATCAGGCGGCTCGCCGTGCGTGCAGTGGGCGTGGTTGTGGATGTCGCCTGCCGCCACCTGGTCGACCGGAGCTTTGAACTTCAGACGCTTTGGCATGGGCCTGCCTTTGTACCCGAGCGGCAATGCCCCGGGAAGGGCCCCAGACCAAGGTAGCAGCCTGAATGAGGGGGTCAGGGCTTGGGCTTCTTCGGCGGCGGCTCGTGTGCGGCGTAGCGCGCAGCGCCGCTGCCGGTGTGGAGCACGGTGGAGATGATGTCTCGGGCCGCGAACTGCTTGACGTCTCCATCGATCTTGATGCGGTCTCGCCCTTTCTTCGCGCGCTCGCCTTGGAGCGTGCGCATCGCCGCGCCGCGAAGTTCGCTGGACGCCAGGCGGTAGGCCTCGACGACGGCGTTCTCGTCGGCGGTCAGTGGCGGTGGCGGATCGTAGTCGCGCTCGCCGGTCACCACCCAGCGCACATCCACGCCGAGCTGCGCCACAGCCGCTAGGAACTGTGCCGTCGGGCTGGTGAGGCCGGCCTCCCAGGAGAGCACCGTGTTCTTGCTGACGCACTTGCCCGTGCGCTCGCCAACCCTGCCGAACTCAACTTGGTTGAGGTGCAGTCGCTCGCGCTCTTGTCTCAGGCGATCACCAATGTCCATTAATCGGGACTCACGTACCTATTGCAGAGTCCAGATTTCTGGACCATACTCGCATCCACGCTACTCGCAATGCCACGTCAAACAACCCCCACACATCCATGCGCACATTCAAGCCGACCGTTGAAGGCATCGTCTGGGCACTCTGCGCCATTCGGGAGGTGGAGGCCTTCAGCGCCAAGCTGGCCGCTCTGGAGCCGGACTCCCTGGCGCGTGACATCCGTATGGCCGCCATCAGGGCCCAGATCCTCGCGCCCGTAGCTCCTTCTCCCACTCCTGAGCAATCTGGCTCAGCAGCACGGCCTCGTACTGCCCGGCACACGCCTTTTGCGCAGCGCGTAGCCGCGAAACGGCTTCTTGGGCAGCGGCGGGGCTGATGTCCAGCAGCGAGGCGAACAGCGCCGAGTTCACAAACCCTTGAACCGTGAGCTGCGCGTCATACCCGGCCGGCTTCGATTGAGTGTCTGACCCCATCACTCACCCCGCAAACCATCCAAACACATCCAGATTCTGACATGAGCCACACCGCCAAGACCCCCGAGCAAGTGCGCCGCGAGTTCCGCGAGGCGGGCGTGACGCTGACCGACTGGGCCCGCGCCCACGGCTTCAACCGCCAGACGGTGTTCGACCTGCTGCGCGGCCTGAACAAGGGCACCTTCGGCGAAGGCCACCGCGCCGCCGTAGCGCTGGGCCTGAAGGCCGGACGCCTGGTGGATGTCAAAGCGTTCAAGCCCCCGCCCAAGCTGCCCCGCAGCCAAGCCCCCTCAGGTGGCGCGCGCCAGCGCAAGGCCGCCTGAACCCCTCCCGCTCCCCTGGAGCACCACTGAGAAAGGAAGACCCCATGCCTCCCAACACCCCCCAATGGTTCGCCCCCGACGTGTTCTCCTACGCGCCGGCAAATGCGTCGGCGCCGACGGGTTTGCCTCCGGCGCCGGCAAATGCGTCGACGTCGACGCCTTTGAGCCGCGCGCCGGCAAAAGCGTCGACGTCGACGCCTTTGCCCGCGTCGACGCTCACGTTCCTGAGCGCCGAAGAGATCCTGGCCGCGCTGATCTGCCTGGCCGACAAGGCCGAGAGCCGCGCCGTGGTGGCCATGCTCAACCCGCCCCCGGGCAGCAGGCCCGAGCAGACCTTCGCCGACCTTCGGCTGGACATTGCAGGCGCCCTCACTGAGACGCTGGACGAGATCGCCCCCGGCTTGGGCATGAGGCTGATGCGCAGCCTCTACCCCGAGGTTGACTTCGACGCCCAGGACCTTGAGCTGCCGGCGGAGCCGCCCCTGCTGTTCGACAAGGTGGCGTCATGAGCACCGACCACACCGGCAACAGCAAGGCCGACGACAAGTACATCAGCGAGCAGCAGCAGCGCCTGCTCCGCCTGATCCAGTGCCTGGCCGGCAACGAGATCGAGGGCCTGGCCCCCGGCGACATCGCCAAGCTCAACGCCTGCGCGCCCAGCCAGGTCACGCGCGACCTGGCCAACCTCAAGGCCTTCGGCTGGGCCGAGCAGCTGCCCGGCCAGAACCGCTGGCGCCTGGGCCCCGACATCGTTCGCATCGCCACGCGCCACATGAGCGCGCTCGACCGGGCCAACAAGCGCCTGGGCGAGATCAACAGCCGCTACGGCGCCAACACCTTCACCAGCAACTGACCCACATGGCCCGCCAACCCAACCCCACCCCCGTCGCCATCGTCGACACCACACGCGCCGACGTGCTGGCCGCCGATGCCAAGAGCCTGGCCGTGATGAGCGAGCACAGCATCAAGATCGCCGAAGAGTTCGACGACGGGCGCGCCTACGAGCGCAGCCGCCTGCTGTCGGAGTCGCGCTTCTTCAAGGCCAGCGCCAGCGAAGCCATGCTGGAGCTGGGCAAGCGCCTGATCGTGATCAAGGAGAACGAGCCGCACGGCGAGTTCACCAACATCGTGGAAGGGCAGCTCGGCATCCCGATGCGCACCGCCCAGCGCTTCATGGGCGCCGCCCTGAAGTACCTCCGCAACCCGAAAAGCGCCACGTTGGCGCATTTGGGCAAGACCAAGCTCATCGAGCTGATGGACGAGTCCGACGAGGACTTGGAAGCCCTTGCCGACGGCGGCACCGTGGCTGGCCTGGACCTGGATGAGATCCAGACCATGACGGCCCGCGAGCTGCGCGCCGCGCTGCTCGAAGCGCGCCAGGCCGCCGCCGCCAAGGACAAGGTCATCGCCAAGAAGGACCAGAAGCTCAACGCCCTGGCAGAGAAGGAAGAGATCCGCCGCACCGGCCGGCCTGATGAGCGCGAGGCCGCGCAGCTGGGCGAACTGCGCGACACCGCCCTGGCCGCTGAGCTGGCGCTGCAGGCCCTGCTGACGATGGTCGACGAGGTGACGCAGAACGCCGCCACTGAAGCCACCGAGCTGGCTGCGCGGCAGACGCTCGACTACATCGTGCAGCGCATCGCCGACGGCTGTGCCGAACGCGGCCTGGCGGTGGACGTGCTGGGCGAGCGCGTGGAGCCCGGCTGGCTGCGCCCGATCAGCGAAGCCGTCGACACCTACGCGGCCAACAAGCCCGTGGCCAAGTCCAGCAAGAAGAAGTAAGCCCACCCCATGAGCCTTTCACCCACAGAGTTCGACCTTCTTGCCGGCGCGCGCGAGCAGCTGCTGCGGGCGCGCCGCGGTGAGAAGGCGCCCATCGTCGAGCGCGTGGCCGCCACGCTGAACTGCAGCATGCAGACGGCCTACCGCAAGCTCGGCCAGGCCGGCCTGGACACCGGGCGCAAGCAGCGCAGCGATGCCCGCGAGTGCGTGCTGAGCGACGACGAGCTGCGCACCGTGGCCGGCGTGCTGATGGCCAGCCTGAACAACAAGGGCCAGCGCATGCCGGTGGCCACCGCGTTGGACATCCTGCGCGCCAGCGGCCAGCTCAGCGTGCCCGTGCACGAGAGCACCGTCAGCCGCCAACTGTACGCGCGCCGCATGCACCCCGAGCAGATGGCCCTGGCCACGCCCAGCGTGCAGATGGTGAGCCTTCACCCCAACCACGTCTGGCAGGTGGACAGCACCACCGGCGCCTACTACTACCTGCCGGGCGGCCGCCTGCGCTGGATGCCCGAAGACCAGTTCTACAAGAACAAGGTGGCCAACCTGGTCAAGGCCAGCAGCGACCTGCTGACGCGGTACGCGGCCACCGACCACACGAGCCACGCCTTCAAGGCCCGCTACTACCTCGGAGGTGAGACCGCAGAGAACCTGCTCGACTTCGTCACCTGGGCGATGTGGAAGCAGGACAGCGGCCCCATGCACGGCGTGCCCGCCATCCTGGTGATGGACCCGGGCGCGGCCAACAAGGGCCAGCTGATGCGCAACTTCTGCAAGGCCGTGGGCGTGGAGCTGATGCACCACGCGCCCGGGGCAGCGCGCGTCACGGGCTCGGTCGAGAAGACGCACGACCTGGTGCGCATGCACTTCGAGACGCGGCTGCGCTTCGTCGACCCGAAGGACGTGTCGCTGGACATGCTCAACGCCGAGATCGAGCGCTGGGCCGCGAGCTACTGCGCCACACGCACGCACAGCCGCCACCGGCGCACCCGCTACGGCGCATGGATGACCGTCAGCGCCGAGCAGCTGCGCGTGGCCGCCAGCTTGGAGGCCCTGCGCGAAGCCGCGGTGCGTGAGCCTGAGCAGCGGCGCGTGGACAACCAGAAGACCGTCAGCTATGGCGGCAAGACCTTCGACCTGAGCATGGTGCCGGGCGTGGTGGCGGGCCTGAAGGTCACGCTGCAGGTCAACGCCTTCAGGGCGCCGGCCATCGACGTGCTCTTCACCTGCCCCGACACCGGTGCCGAGACCTGGCACGTGGTGCCGCCGATGGTGACCACCGAGTGGGGCTTCCGCGCCGACGGCCCGGTGTGGGGAGAGACCCCGCGCACGGCCGCCTACAGCGACGTGGACCACACCCGCACGGCGCTGAACCGCGAGGCCTACAAGACGGGCGACGGCCTGCCCACGCTGGAAGAAGCAGCACGCGCCCGCAAGAACCACGCGCAGGCCTATGCCGGCATCGTCGACCCGATGGCCGACGTGAAGGCCACGCCCGTGCCGGCCTACCTGCCGCGCCGTGCCACACCGCTGGGCGTGGCCGAGCGCAAGGTCGAAGCACGGCTGCTCAACGTGGTCGAAGCCTGCCTGCTGCTCAAGCCGCGCATGGGCGCCACCTTCGGCCCGCAGGTCAATGCCTGGCTGCGCGAGCACTACCCCGAGGGCGTGCCCGAAGACCAGCTCGACCAGGTGGTGGCCGCGTTCACTGCGCCAGCCCAGGACTCGACGACTGGCCTGCGTCTGATCGGTGGGGGTGCCGCATGACCGTCGCCCACCGCGCCCCGCCTTATGACCTGGCCAGCCCTCCCGCGGGCGTGCGCCTGGAGCTGGGCCGCACCGCCGCCGCGCTGAAGGTCAGCGTGCGCGACATGGCCGCTGCCGTGGGCATCAGCGCCACGGCCGTGGCCGACCTGCTCAGCAACCGCTGGCCGGCCCGCACGCCGCGCCAGCAGATCGAGACCGCGCTGCGCGAGCTGCTGCAGCAACACGGCGCGACCCCGGCCGACCTGGCCACCTTGTTCCACGCGCAGAGCAGCGGCCCCAACAGCCCCGGCCACAAGCTCGACCGCACCACCGACAGCTACGGCCGACCCCTGAATGCCGAAGCAACTCCACCCGAGGAAGACCCCACCATGATTCAGCGACAGACCCTCAGCCCCGCGGCCCGCCGCGCCTTCAAGCTCTTCGCCAACCCCTTCGAGGGCGAGGTGCTGCGCGAGAACCAGATGTTCGTCGGCGACGACATCGCCTATGTCCGCGAGGCCGCCTGGCAGTGCGCGCAGACGGGTGGCTTTGCTGCCATCGTCGGCGAGAGCGGCGCAGGCAAGACCACCATCGTGACCGACCTCGAAGAGCGGCTGAAGGCCGAGGCGCGTGACGTGGTGATCATCAAGCCCAGCGTGCTGGGCATGGAAGAAAGCGAGAGCGCCGGCCACCGCCTGAAGAGCGCCGACATCCTGCACGCCATCTGCCACGAGCTGGAGCCGCTGGCGCCGGTGCCGCAGACGCTGCAGGCCCGCACCGTGAAGGCCAAGAAGCTGCTGGCCGGTGGCGTGCAGACCGGCAGCACCTACCTGCTGGTGGTGGAAGAGGCCCACAGCATGCCCGACGCCACGCTCAAGCACCTGAAGCGTCTGCACGAGCTGCGCGAGGGTCGCCGCGGGCTGCTGGGCATCCTGCTGCTGGCGCAGCCCGAGCTGAAGATGCGCCTGGCCAGCGGCCTGCGCAGCGGCACGCTGCGCGAGGTGGCGCAGCGCTGCGAGATCGTCGAGCTGCTGCCCCTGGACAGTGACCTGAAAGGCTACCTGCAGCGCCGCGCCACCGCAGCCGGCGTCGACCTGGGCACCCTGATGGACGACGCCGCCATCGAGGCGCTGCGCACGCGGCTCACCCGCAAGGTCAGCGGCTCGGCCGTGTCGATGTGCTACCCGCTGGCCGTCAACAACATGGTCACCAAGGCGCTGAACGCAGCTGCCGACCTGGGTGAGCCGCGCGTCACCAAGGACGTGATCAGCGCCATCTGAAGCCAGCCCATCCACCACCGAAGGATTCACCATGCCGCGCAAGATCTTCAGCGACACCCGGCCGCACGACCGCTGGCCGCCCGTCACCCCCACCCGCACCCGCACGAGGTGGCAAGACCACCCGGCCGTGACGGGTCTGTTCCTCTTCCTGGCGCTGGCCGCCTTCTTCCTGCTGCTGGGCTGGGGCCACCACGTCGACGAACTGGCTGCCACCGAAGACACCGCCTACGCCGAGGCCGTGGCGCAGTACCAGCGCGGCTACGCCGAGGGCAAGGCGCATGCGCTGAAGACCGTGGCAGCCGCCTACGCCGCCGGCCAGGCCGACGCGCTGGAGAGCGTGCAGGACACGCCCCAAGGCGTGCAGCTGGCGCAGGCGTGCCTGGCCCAGGGTGCGGTGGGCGCCGTGCAGGGAGTGCGCAAATGAGCACGGCGCCCAAGCTCAACAAGTGGAAGGTGGCCAACCCGCGCGCCCAGGTGTGGCTGCAGCTGAAGAAGGCCGAGTTCGGGCTCACCCACCAGCAGCTTGCCCAGGCGCTGCCGCAGTTCAACGGCCAGCAGATCAGCAACGCACTCTTCCAGATGGCCACAGCGCACGTGGTGCTGAAGGACGGGGCTGCCAACTCGAAGCTCTCCCGCTTCATGCTCAACCCCGTGGGACCGGTGCCCACCTTCGATGCGACTGAGGAAGACGCCGAGCCCACTGGTGAATCGACGTCGACCAGCGATGGCTCAGCGCTGCAGGCCTGGCTAACGCCGGGCGTGGACCTGGGGCCGAAGAGGCCGCTGAGGGATGCTGCCGCACCCGAGCCCGCACCGGTGGCTGCACCCGCACCTGCCGCGGAGACTGTTCAGGAAAGCGCACCGGCACCGGCGGCGGCGCCCGCATCGCCGCGAGCACCGATGCTCTCGCCGGTACAGCGCCAGGCGGCGGAAGCCTATGGCGAGCAGTTCGACCGCGCAAGGGATGCGGCCTCGTCGTCCAGCCTGGGCCTGCGCACCAGGCGCACCGGGCCGGCTGCCGCGACCAGCCCCGTGACGCTGGGCAACGTGCAGATCGGCGTGGCCCCGCTGCCCCTGGCCGGCGAGACCAGCGAAGAGCCGGCCGACAGTGGCTTCGTCTGCGCCCTGTTCAGCAACGGCAAGCTGCAGCTGCAGGTGCACGGCCAGGTCATCACGCTGAGCCTGGAGCACACGCGGCAGCTGATGCACTACCTGGACCACATGGACGGTGGTGCTGTGGTGTCTGATGCGGCCAGCCAGACAGTCAGCCAGGCAGCCTGACCATGCGCCTGACCTGCCCCTGCTGCCACGTCGAGCTGAGTCTCGACCTGCTGCTCACCAACGAGGCCGCGCGCCACGCGGTGGCCAGGCTGGCCACGGTGAGCCTGCCCTTCGGCGCACTCACCCTGCGCTACATGGCCTTGTTCCGCCCCGAGAAGCGCGGCCTGTCCATCGAGCGCATGGTCAAGCTCATCGAAGAGCTGTTGCCCGACCTGGAGCGCGGTTTCATCACCCGCAAGGGGCGCGACTGGCCGGTGGACGTGGAGACCTGGCGCGCCGGCATGGAGACCGTGCTGGCCAAGCGCGACAAGGGCGACCTGACCCTGCCGCTGACCAGCCACGGCCTGCTGCTTGAGGTGATGGCCGGCTTCGTCGACCGCGCCGAGCGCCGCGCCGAAGGCGAGCGCGAGGACACGCGCCGCGCGCGCCGCACCGCCGGTGTGATCAAGGGCCCCCGCGACCTGGCCGAGGTGGCCAGCGTCTGGGACGGCGCCGACAGCGGCCCCGTGCCGTTGCTGGACGAGCCGCAACGCACAGCAAAGGCTGCCACCGGTCCGGCCTCGCCACCGCCCGACTACAGCCGCCCCAGCAAGGCCGCGCTGCAGCTGCGCGCGCAGATCGAGGCCGCCCGCCTGGCCAAGACAGGCACCACCGACCAACCCCAGGAGGGCCACGCATGACCACCGTCACCAAGCTCTTGAACGTGCTCAGCGAGCACCAGGGCCGCGAGCGCGGCATCAGCGCCGACCGCCTGGCCGAGCGCCTGCAGATGTCGCCCCGCATGCTGCGCAAGCGCATCAGCGAAGCCCGCGAGAACGGCTTTGCCATCTGCGGCAAGCCCAGCTCTGGCTACTTCGTGCCGCTCACGCCCGAAGAGCTGCAGGAGACATGCGAGTTCCTGGAACACCGCGCCCTGCACAGCCTGCGCAAGCTCAGCCGCATGAAGAAGGTGGCGCTGCCCACGCTGCTGGGGCAGCTGATGCTCAACCAGGCCTGAAGGGATGGACACGCCCATGACCACCCCCACCCCGGTCCCCACCCCAGTCACGACCCAGCTCAGCGCCGGCCAAGGCAACTGCGTGGTGTGCAAGGCGCAGATCGAGGCCGGCAAGCTGATGTGCCTGAAGCACTGGCGCCTGGTGCCCGCGCCGCTGAGCGCGCAGATCGGCAGCTCGCAGCGCCGCTACCGCATGGCCCGCACCAGCCAGGGCCGGCGCGACAGCCTCATCAGCCTGCGCAACGTGCAGCGCCAGGCCATCGCGGCCGTGGTGGCCGCCGACCTTTCACCTGACCCGACCAACATTCCCAAGGAGTGCCCATGACGACATCGCTCGACCCCATCCTCAGCCAGGCCGCGCAGCTGGCCGAAGCGCGCCAGCACCTGGCCGCTTTCACTGGCCACATGCAGCACGCGCTGGACAAGCTGCGCACCGACATGCTGCCCGGCCTGCGCGAGCGCATCGAGGCCGCCACCGCCGAGTGGAACGCGCTCGAAGCGCTGATCCGCGACAACCCGCACCTGTTCATCAAGCCGCGCACCGTCAAGGCGCACGGCCTGACCTTCGGCATCGAGAAGGACAAGGGCTCCATCGAGATCGACGACCCCGACAAGACCGTCAAGCTCATCAAGAAGCACCTGCCTGACCAGGCCGAGCTGCTGATCGTCAGCAAGGAGGTGCCCATCAAGAAGGCCCTGGCCCAGCTGCCCGGCGCAGACCTCAAGCGCATCGGCGTGACGGTGGTGAACGCCAGCGACCGCGTGGTGATCCGCGCCGGTGACAACGACGTCGACAAGCTGGTCAAGGCCCTGATCAAGACCGGCGTGGAAGACAACGCCGCCGCCGCGCAAGGCTGATTCGCAACGCGGGGCCGGGAGACGAAGGGCCGCGAGATCCCGGTGGGCTGTCAGCAGTGAGTGGGCCCCCAAGAAAAACCTCTGCACCGAGCGAGCAGGCACCGCGTGGGAAGTGCATCCACGCGCGGCCCCAAAGCGCTGCATTCCCAGCGCAGCGGCGCAAGGCGCTTTCCCCGGTGTGCGCAACACCGGGGGCTTTCAACCAACCGAGGAACGCCATGAAGTCATCGATCCGAGTCACGTCCGGCAAGCGTGGCATCAGCATCAGTGCCAGCGGCAGCGCCGCGCAAGCCATGTTTGATGCGCTGACGAAGCCCAAGACGCCCGGCCCCGTGGTCGACGCCGGCCACGTGCTGATGTTCACCGTGCGCGACCGCTACGGCAGCTGGACGACGAGCCGCGTGCGCGGCATCACCGGCAACAGCACCAGCAGCCGCATGGCAGCCGCCGAGCGCCTGGCCGTGCGGCTGAGCGGCGACGCGCCCTACACCCTGGAGCAGGTGGGCGACTGCGACGACAAGCGCGTCTACACCTTCCGCCTGGTGATCAATCCCGTGGCAGACGGGCATACCCCGCCCAGCGAGCTGGACCGTGCCGGGGGTGCATCGTGACCGTGTGGCTCTGCGCGCAGGCTGCGCAGTGCCAGACCAAGGCCGAGCAGCTGGAGCAAAACGTCGGCCAACTCGACCAGGCGCTGCGCCAGCTGTTCCAGGTGTGCGTGCAGATGGACGCCGAGGTGCAGGACGACCGCCCCGAGGAAGCCGCCTACCAGGCCGCCCTGGCCCTGGCCGCCAACGTGCTGGGCGTGCCCTGGCCGCCGGTGGGCTGGCCCGGCGACGTGCCCGACGCGCTGGTCACCCGCACCACGGGCTTTCTGCAGGTTGTCGACCCGCCTCGGCAGACGGGCCTGGAGTGGGATGACGCGGTCGGCATGTACATCGAGCGGAGGGTCTGACCATGAAGGAGCACTCCATTCTGATGAGCGCGCCGATGGTGCGTGCCATTCTGGCGGGACAGAAGACGCAGACTCGACGGGTGGTGAAGCCTCGCAAGGACCGCGACCTGGGCTGCGAACTAGCACCGTGCGAGCTGGCCGGCGAGGTCAATGGCGGCGAGTACCGCAACGCCCACTGCCAGCCCGGCGACCATCTTTGGGTGCGCGAAGCCCACAGCATTGGGCCTGGCCCGGGCGTGCCCCTACAGCCCGGCGAGAGTGCTGGAGTCCTTCGCTGGCCGCACGTTACCTATGCGGCAGATGGTGCCATCGAGCGCCGCGACACACGGTGGAAGGGCGCCTTCGGCGTAGCGCGGCCCAGCATCCACATGCACCGCTGGGCCAGCCGCATCACGCTGGAGGTGACGGGCGTCCGCGTGGAGAGGCTGCTGGACATCAGCGTCGGCGACGCCATTGCCGAAGGCATACCGCGCGGCGGCCCCGAGAACCCTGACGGCATCGAGCAGCGCGAGTTCCAGGCGCTGTGGGAGTCCATCAACGGGCCGGGCTCGTGGAAGCCAAACCCGTGGGTCTGGGCCATCTCGTTCAAGGTGGTGTGACCATGAAGATCAAGCTCACGCACAAAGGCTGGTTCGGCCTGTGCCCGTGCTACTTCGCAGACCTGGGGACGGACTCACCCTACGTCGAGCCGCGGCATTGGCTGCTGACGCCGTTGGTGCCGATCAGCGCGTGGATCTTCCAGCTGATGTCGTTCCTGGCCAGCCTGGCCAACTTCGAGACGGCCGGATTCCCGCTGACGATCACCGAAGAGCTGGCCGAGCCCCGCGAGATCGAGGTCATCTGACCATGCCCACCCGCCCCGTCATCGACAAGGACACCGGCCGCAAGGCCGACCTGGCCGCCATCCACATGGGCAAGGCCAAGCTGGGCTGGTCTGACGACGAGTATCGAGACATCCTCTGGACGATCTGCCAGGTGCGCAGCAGCGCGCTGCTCGACATCGCCGGCCGCAAGCGCTTCCTGGCGCACCTGCGGGCCTGCGGCTTCCAGGGCAAGACCAGCGCGCGCGAGAAGACCCGCACCAAGACCGCCAGGGCCTGGACGCCCGAGCTGCGCAAGATCTGGAGCCTGTGGCAGCAGCTGGCCGACGAAGGCGCCGTGCACGACCGCGGCAAGCCCGCGCTGGTGGTCTGGGTCAAGCGCCTGGCAGGCGTCGACCAGCTCGAATGGCTCAACGCCCACCAGACCCTGCTGGTGATCGAGGCCCTGAAGAAGTGGCTGGCCCGGGTGGAAGACGAGAAGACCACCCAGGCGCTGCAGGATCAAGCCCCATGAACGACACCACTCGGGCGCGCCCCGGCGCCGACGACAACGAGCGCGCCGTCTACGAGTTCGTCGAGGTGCTGGTGCGCCTGGGCAAGGGCGTGCTGGTCGACCGCCTGGCCGTGCCCGGCCCCGAGGCCGAAGAGGTGATGACCGCGATTGCCCACACCATGATGGTGGAGTGCGCCCGCACCCACATCTACGTGCCCGTAGCCATCGAGCTGAAGCTGGCGCCGCGCAACCAGACCATCTGGCAGGAGTACTGCCAGCCCGGCCCCGACGGCAGCAGGCCGTACAGTACCGAGCGCATCACCGCCCTGGCCAAGAAGCACCAGCTGACCGAGCGCCAGGTCTACAAGATCATCGAGGTGTGGCGCGAGCGCGAGCTGCGCGAGCGCCAGGCCGAGCTGCCGGGGCTTGAGCCGGCGGAGTCAAAGGGATCATGATGGACAACGCGAAGGCCAAGGCCGTGCTGGTGGCGATGCTGAAGGTTGGCCAACCGTGTGGCGGCAAGATAACCGCCGATAGCCTGGAGTGCAGCGAGTGGGACTACACAAGCGTGACGCCTGAAGGCGCCGGCCTTGATGGCAGCTACTCTGCCGATGAGCTCGAAGCCATCGCCGCATGGATGCGTGACCCCAAGGGAGTGAGCGAAGCATGATGACTGACCAGCAACTCGAAGCCGCAGCGCGCGAGCTGTGCCGGCTGCGCGGCGTTGACCCCGAACACTGCCACGGGTTCGACGGGCACAACGGGCCGTGGGCCAACACGCCGGCCTGGCAGCTTGCACTGGAGGAAGTGAAGGCCGCCGAGCAAATGCGCGCGGCCCTGGCCGTGGCAGACGCCAAGGGGGCTTCGGGCGCGGCAGAGATGGTCGATGTGGGGCCGGGCGACTTTGGCGCACATCACACCGTCCGCGCCTACAGTTGGAGCAACCCAGCAGGCAAAGACTTTTCGCTGGGGGGAGGACAACCCCAAGGGAGTGAGCGAAGCATGACCAACACCCTCCTACCCTGCCCCTTCTGCGGCGGCGCGGCGGAACTGCTTGTTGAGTGGAAGCCTGAGCGCGCATGGGTCCACTGTCGGGTGTGCAAGGCGAGCGGCGCGTCCGCCCTTCCAGAAGCGCCCGCGGCTGCGGTGGCGGCGTGGAACCGGCGCGCGGGCGGCGCGCTGCCGGAGCCTGCTGGCTTCATGGATGCGTGACCCCAAGGGAGTGAGCGAATCATGAGCATCAATGATCTGATCGAAGCCCTGCAGGATCTTGCCGTGACGCTCGGCCCTGACGCCGAGGTGCTGGCGCAGTCGCATGGCTGCTGCCGCCACGGCCATGAAATACAGGCCGTCGAGGCTGGAGAGGCCGACGAGGCTGGCAGCGTTGTGATCCGCGTCTAGGCGGCCCGAAAAGCGCCGACGCCGACGCCTTTCACCCTCCGCAAGGCGTTTTCTCCGGCCCTCCGTTTTCTGCCCTCCTTGTCCGGCCTCTTCCGGGCTTTTTCTCACTTCCCCTCTGGGAATATCTCAATTCCGGTCAC